ATAGGCATGTAGCGAGTATCGCGAGTGTCATTAGATGCGTGTAGGTGTGTTCTTCTGGGTGTCAGCTGTCGTGATTACGGACGTGCGTCCTGTGCGATCCTATCGGAAAAACTTTTCCTCCGAGTCGGGTCTGAGTCACGATTTTGATCAAAGACTTCTTGGGCTAGTTCTGTCGTGGAAGGGTCAGAAGGGTAAATAGCTCATCCCGGAAATCAGACAGACCTGGGACGAATTTGAATTGGAAGATCAAATTCAATCGGTAAAAGTAGGGTCTTTACATGCTTTACGTTCAAGGTTTATAATTGAGGTCAAGAGGCCTCACAATTTGTGGGTCAAGGGAAGGAGGGCAAGAGCTTTTGGGAGCTTACAAGAAGAAGGTCGGCAGGGTTGTGTATGTAGATCTGACAGATGTACATGTCCCAAAGCCGAGCATCCTCCGTGCCGCAGCTGCTGCCAGGGTTAAAAACGAACGATACAAACGTGAGCGTGGATATAATCTGTTGGGCAACAACTGTGTGTATAGGACTGCAGCTGACCTGAAGAAGGGCATAGATGAGTACTTTACGAGCTGCCTCGGTCCAATCTACAGCAAATATGGTCAGAAGATTCTCGATGATGAGGGCAAGCCTGTTATTCGGGTTATTCGGCCATACACAATATCTGGTCTCGCCAGACACCTGGGTATAGCTACACAGACATTGCTAGCATACAATAAAAGAGCTGCAATGGGATTGCTGGATGAGGAATACTTCAACATATTGCAAGATGCAATGCAATTGATAGAATCTTATGCAGAAGGAAGATTGTATGATCGTGATGGCTCCGCGGGTGGAACGTTTGTGCTCCGCACGAGCTTTGGTTGGCAAACCAAGCAAGAAAGGACCGACCGCAAGTTAAAAATTGCGAAGGCAAAGATCGAGAAATTGGAACACGAGGCAAAGATGAAGCTGCTGGAGCAAGGACAGGAAGTTGGAAGCAATGAAGGCATAGAGATCAGGGTGGTCAGAGCGAGAAAGAAGGACGAAGATGACGAGCAATAAAACAATGACACTAGCAGAACGCGGACTTCATCGCAATGATACTGTTCGTCATTTCAAGGGTGGGCTGTACACGATAGATAGACTCGCAACTCACAGTGAGACTGGTGAATCTTATGTTGTGTACTACTCTTGTGCTCATCCTCACAAGGCATATGTCCGTCCTGAGGAGATGTTTTGCTCCGAGGTGGACAGGGCAAAATATCCTGATGTAGAACAAAAATATAGATTCGAGAAGGTGTAAGCATGAATTCTCCGTGCAAGAGAAATGGTGTAGATTGCCCTGATCGCAAGGTTGGGTGTAGGTCTACATGTACTCACGGCTGGGACAAATATCAGCAACAGTGTGAGCAAAGGCGACAAGCCAGATTGGAGAACAGCTTTGTGTACGATGGCACTGTCGCGAATAGGGAGGAACGGGTTTGCAAATCACTCAGGAGAAGGCCAAAGGGCAAGTGCTGAATAAACATCCAACCAAAGAGCAACTGCTTGAGATCAGAGGACATTTCAAGCGTGGTTCTGTTGGATACATGCTCTGCACAATAGATTGGTCACGAATGACATATAGTCAGATCGCTCAGGCACTCGATGCATCACAGAGCAGGGTTCAAGCGGTTGTACAATTCATTCGTAAAGAATATGGGGTAGAGATCCCTCACAAGACATCTCCAAGGGCTTGGAGCAAGCCTTGGTACAAGACAAAACAGAAGGAGCTTGGCATTGGGGATAAGCGCATAAGACTGTATATGCTCGATCCAAGGCATCCTGTGCGAACTAATGATCATTAAAAGCAAGGAGGTGATACAGTGGCATACAAGACGATGGCATTTAGTCGTTCAAGCAATGGATACAATGCTGAAGATGGGGACTACATTGATTTCACACCTTCTGGGTCTTTGTCGTTCGGAAGTTTGTACAAATGCACAGACTTCACCATTTCCATCAATGGTGGCATAACCTCTGCAACAACTTCTGGCAGAGACCATGAGATGAATGTAGAGCTCTGCTTTGGATCAACGTGGAGAAGGATCTGGAGTGGTACAAAGTATCTCCCAGCAAGAGGCACAACAGGGTACACGATATCATTCACAGGCACAATTCCGGAAGCATATCAGGCAGAAGCAGCTGCAAATGGCATCACAGGTATACGCCTCCAGCAATCTGGAGACTTTGCTCTCCGTGGAGCGAATGCATCGGGCACAGCAGAGATCACCTATGTTGATTATGTAACTAACTGTGGAGCACCAACGAGCATCCTCATCGATGGCTCTGCAAGTAACACAACAGGGTACACAGATAAAGCAATGCTGTCTTGGAGTGGGGCAAAAGGCGGTGTGAATAACTCCATTACTGGCTACAGACTGTTCTATCAGGATAGCACAGATGGGGTCAGCTGGAGTGGATGGTACGAATACAAGGATGTGAGCAGCACAGCCAGTTCTGGCAGTGTCGAAGTTGATCTTGGTGCAGTTGGAACATACAGGATGTTTGGTGTTGCAACAGCTGGAAGCGCTGGGGAAAGCTATGGCTCATCAATAGCGTCCAGCCCTGCCATACAAAGGGTCAATCGAACGGCTTGCACAGCTCCAACAAGTGTATCTCTTGCAGCAACGGGCTCTACTGGTGAAAATGTGCGACTCTCTTGGAGCGGTGCAAATGCAGGAGTCGGCAACTCTATTGCTGGATATGAAGTACAGCGCAGAGAGAGCACAGATGGATCCTCCTGGGGGAACTGGAGCTCTTTAGATACAACGACCAGCAATTACACCAATGTTGCACCTCCTACAACTGCTGGCAACTACTATCAATATCAAGTCCGTACATTGGGAAGTGCCGGAGCAAGCTACAACTCTGGCTGGAAGATCAGTTCGAACACTCTTCGCAGATCATACACTGCTTGTGGTGCCCCTACATCGTGTGCCGTTGATAGTACACTTTCTCTGGTCGCGACTGTGCTTCGCTGGAGTGGCGCCACAGCTGGTTATGGTAACACGATAAGTAAATATGAGGTGCAGAGGAGGAGTAAAGCTCCTGGAGGATCCTGGAGTGCCTGGTCGGCATTTGAGATCACTTCTGGCACATCGCTGAGCGTATCTCCTCCAGCAACTGCTGGGCACTATTATCAATACAGAGTGCGTGCTCAGGGCACAGCTGGAGAGGCGTATTATTCCAGTTGGAAAGAGTCTACAAATACATTGAGAAAGGCACACAGATCCATTCCTGCATTCACTGATCCAACACTCATTGTTGGCCAGACAGATGTGAAGGCTGTACACATCACGGAGCTGCAGAGCGTTATGAATGACATTCTGCTTCCGTTCATGGGTGTGAGCACAGTATCGTTCACTGAGCTCAAAAGAGACTCTGATGCAAAGTATTGGGGTGATCACGTGCAAGAGATAAAGTCCGCAATTGATTCTACAAAAGTCCCTCATGATTCTTGGGTGACTATGCAGGATGAAGTCACTGCAGACGTGATTGAGCAACTGAGAAGAATCGTTAAATCCATGTGAGGAGGTGATCATGTGCGTGTATTGAAGTTCATTGTGAATGGGCAGTCTTTGCAAAAAGATCCAAACTGTGACTTCTCCGGCATTATAAGGGAATCTATAGGATATCTTGTTGCAGAGTTTTCTCTTGACTCTGCTTGGAAAGGCTGTACAATTGCAGCGAGTTTTTGGCACTTTGGCGAAGAGCATGCCGCCCTTGTGCAGAATAATAGGTGTATGATACCAAATGAAGCCTTGAGAGGGTTCTCTGTTGGAGTTACACTTAGAGGTGTGAAGAAGGGCTACTCTATCTCTACAAACAAAGTAATGTTTGAGCAGGGAGGATGAGCTTGGCTGAGGAGCTGTGCTACACAATAGATGGGTTGCATTGATACAAGATTGAGGAGGAGAATTGTCTTGACGACTGCCGATGAGATCCTTGCTGGTGCTGTAGAAGCCACCTCCGAGGGTGCCACACAGGATAAAGTGCTCCGCATTGATAATGAGCTGCGCACAATAAGCATTCCAAGCACTGTTAAGTTGCTTGGTGTTGAATCTGATGAGGATGTAAATGTAATCAAATTTGAGATGCCTCGTCATTATGAAGAAGTTGACCTCAGCACTTTCTCTGTCAGAGTCAACTACATGAACGCAAATGGCGATGGGGATATCTACAAAGTCACTGATCTTGTGGCTGACGAAGAGAAAATGACCTTTTCTTGGCTGGTTGGCCGCACAGCATCAATGTACAAAGGTGACACTAGATTTGTTGTTTGCCTGAAGAAACTTGCTGAAGACTCTGTGAAGAAGCAGGAATACAACACGACTGTTGCTTCTCTTCCTGTTCTTCAAGGGTTGGAGCCGAATGAGCAACTGGTACAGAGATACCCAGACATTATTGAACAGATGCTGAAGTTCATGGAGGCTCCTATTTCTCCAGAGGAAGTAGGCAAAGCAGTTGAAGAGTATCTTAAGAAAAACCCAATTGGTGGGGCAACAATCAATGATGAAGAGGTCTCTGCAGGAAGTGTATGGTCTAGTCAAAAAACATCCACACAGATTGATGAAAAAGTCTCTGCGCATAACATAGATCCGAATGCCCACACAGATGTGCGTGAATTGATCTCTGGGTTGACAAATCGTCTCAATGCACTAGCAGATAGCGATGATACAACTCTTGATCAGCTGAGTGAGATTGTTGCCTATATAAAGAGCAATAAGACTCTCATTGATGCAATAACAACAAGCAAAGTGTCTGTGAGTGATATTGTTGATGATTTGATCACCAATTCATCTAACAAGCCCTTGTCAGCAGCACAAGGTGTAAAGCTCAAAGCACTTATAGATGCAATTGTACCTATCACAGTAGACTCTGTTCTCTCATCGACTTCCACGAATCCTGTACAGAACAGGGTTGTATTAAATGGTCTCAATGAGAAAGAGAACAAAGGAGCAGCCAGAGGCGTACAGATCGGATCCAACTCATACACCCCGAATGAATCTGGAATGATTGACCTGTCTGGAGCGCTCTCTGACACGAACGCTGTGCTGTATACGGCGCAGACGCTTGATGATGCGCAAAAGGCACAGGCAAGGGAGAACATCGGGGCGGCAGATGAAGCTCTGCAGAACGTCCTTGTGGGCAGCGAGACGGGCAACCCGATTGCCGTTGATGATGCATTTGCCTCGCCGCTGCGCGGTCTGACCGTGTACGGCAAGAGTACTCAGGACGGAACACCCACGCCGGATGCACCTGTGCCCATTGTGAGCGCTGGTGAGGGCGGGAACGTGACCGTGAAAGTAACAGGTAGAAATATCCTTGATCTGAGAGCTAGTAAAGAATCTGTCACATACAGTGGTGTGACATACACTCGTAATGCTGATTATTCTTTCACCAGAACTGGAACTGCGACAGACACTACTGGCAATGTGTGGATGGTGGGTGGTTACCTGGTAAAGCCCAAAGCCGACCTATCTAATGTTTTCTGCGTTCTATTGAAAGGTGTAAAATACAGTATCAAAGATTGCATTTTATTTACCATTTCTCTCTCTGGTGTTTCATTGACCGCACAAGGTCCAAATTTTGTACCTAAGGAAGATATGTATATCACAGGTGTTAGGAATGAAGTCTTCGTAATGGACAAAACCTACAACGATATTGTTTACCCGGCTGTCTACGTTGGAGAAAAGACGTTGCAGTATGAACCTTATCGTGAACAGCTCCTCACCCTCCCCACTCCCAATGGCTTACCCGGCATCCCTGTCACCTCTGGCGGCAACTACACTGACCAAAGCGGCCAGCAGTGGATTTGCGACGAGATCGACTTGAAGAGAAGGGTGAAGGTGCAGAGGGTAAATCGACTAAAATTAGACGGTTTATCGTGGACATATCAATCTACGGCGACAAACAAAAACGACGCTTTTAGTTCTTCGATTCCAGCATCGCAAGCCGGCATTACGCGAGGATATTCTTTGTGTCAATATGCTGTTTTTGACGGCATTGCTTATGACATCGAAATGAAAGAGAGTTGTAGATGCTATGTGTGGAACAAAAGCGTAGCGATACAGTTTAAGGCTGGTTCAGGCATTAATTCGGTCGATGCCTTTTCTGAATGGCTTAAAACTCGCCCAGACGCAAGCATATCTTACTGTCTCGCCACCCCAATTGAAACCCCACTCACCCCTGCTGAAATCGCCGCCTACAAAGCGTTGACTATTTACGCGCCCGACACCGTGGTGCAAGCGAGCGACGGCGCGGGAGTAAAGCTGGAATATCAACGAGACGTGAACATCGCGACCAACTGGAAGCCGACGGTTAATCAACTGAATACCGATGTTGGTCAGCTAAAGAGTGATGTTAATCAGCTAAAGAGTAACGTTAATGCTAAAATCAATCAATCTGACGCGCTCACACTAGAGGAAATCCTTGCAAGCACCAATCTGACGAATAAAGTAGCTAGTGCAGAAGCTGTTAAGGCCATTAAAAATGATGTTTACACATTGAAACAAGGCAATTTCTATACTGAACAAAATAAAGGAAATACAATGCCTGCGGCATATGGTGGTTTTGTCCGTATTAGCGGGCAGAGCTGGCCGGGAAGTTTTGTTGGCGATACATACTATTTGGGAGTTGATGCTGATTCAACGGCATATTCGGGAGCACAAATAAATGGCGCTAAACAAGTCACTTGGAAAACGCTGTAAGTGGGGGCAATGTATGATTAAAATCAAGATAAACACCTCGGATGAAATCCGGGAAGTGACGTTTTCGCGGCACAGTGAGCATGTTATTGAGCTTGGTGGTATCACCGACGCGCCAACGACAGGGTTTACAACTTGGCGCATGGATGGTGTAACGCAACTTGGTGATTTCAGCAATTACACGACCGTTTATCGTGTACTCGATAATGCGGTGCAGCTCTCCGACGACGGCAGCGTGTACGTTGAGCCAGCACCGGGAGAACCGAAGCCAACGCAGGAAGAGCGCATCAAGGCGCTGGAAGATAATCTTGCAAGCTGCGAAGTGGCTTATGCGGAAGGAGTGAATGAGGCATGAGCATGACTGACATTTTCAGGGGTCTTGGACGCTCCGATGCGCTCAAGCTGCGTGAGGAGGCGCACAGCCTGACTGGTACACAGATCATCGACCGGGAACATAGCGCCCCGGCATTTGACCCGACCAAGGATTACAGCACCTATCCTGTCGGCGCTCCTGTAACGGACGAAGGACAGGTATGGCTTCTTATCCAGCCGTACAATGCGGCGAACTACGCAGGAAGACCATCAACGCTCCGTGCGCTTTGGGGTCTTGCGCATACGACCAACCCCACTAAGGCGAAGCCGTGGGTTGATCCCTACGGCACAAGCGGCATGTACATGGCTGGCGAAGTGTACAAGACAGAGGACGGCATGGTGTATCGCTGTCTGCTGGACAACACCGTGCATGATGTGACCGCATACCCTGACGGTTGGGAGTTAATCAGTTAAAGGAGACCTCGCCGCGCTACATCGGTTCCTGATGGGAGGCATGTGGCATTAGCCGTTTGTACCATCTGCTTATTTTATCTAAGGGCGCTATTGCTAACTATCCAAATGCAATTCAGCAAGAAGAAAGGAACGAAATATGATGAAAGCTATGTTGTCTCAGCCTATGGCGGGCAAAACCAAAGAAGAAATCATCTCTACCCGTGAACGTGCTATTGCCGTGCTCAAAGAACACGGCTATGAAATCATCAACACCCTGTTCACCGATGAATGGTATTCTCAGGAATCCATGAAGGAACGCGGCGTTGAAAACCGCCCCTTGTGCTTCCTTGCGAAATCCCTTGAAAATATGTCGCTTTGCCATGCTGCTTATTTTTGCAAGGGTTGGGAAGAAACGAGGGGTTGCCGCATCGAACATGAAGCGGCGAAAGCCTATGGATTGAAAATCATTTACGAAGAATAAACACTTCAAAGTCACACTGTTGGGTGCTATTATCAGCTAAGAGAGGTGATCAAAATGATTGACGTTGATAGGCTGCTCGACCTTTTCGAGCGCATGCTGGACGAGCACTGGGCGTATGAGTGGGGTGCAGCGCGTGAGGGTTGTGTGGATTGCTCAGGGGCTTTTGTCTTGGCGTACAAGCAGCTCGGCGCAAACATCGAGCACGGCAGCAACTCCATTGCGCGTCTGCGTGTTGGCGAGTATGTGCCTGTATCGGAGGCAAAGCCGGGATATGCAGTTTTTAAGTTGCGAGTGTGGCGCGAAAGCGACAGCGGAAATCACTGGTTTGATCAGCAGCCCGGCGACGTCTATCACATCGGCCTGATGGGACGGAATGGCAAGGTACTTAACGCGCAAAGCGTCAAGACGGGATTCGTCGCCAGCGACACGAAGGGCTGGACGTTCGCTGCACCACTCAAGGATGTGATCTACAAGGAGGGCGACGGAAAAGTGTTTGGCAACGCAACAGTGAACATCACCAGCGGATATCTTAATATCCGTGATGGCGCAAGTACGAGGTCAAAGGTCATCGCCAAAGCCGAAAACGCCTCGCGAGTGAACATCATTCGCGAGGCTGGTGGCACTGGCTGGGTCTTCGGCACACTTGAAAGTGGCGAAGCCGGATATATGTTCAGCAAGTATCTGGTCGAGGATGCGCCGGGAAGCGGGGATCATACCGAGACGGGTGAGCCGGGAGAACAAACCACGACGACCCTGCGCAGGAGCGATGGTGTAATCATCAGGCTTTGTGGCGCGTGGACGCTTGCGAAAGATTGACCGATGACGCTACAAAAGCTGGTGTGGCAAACAGTTTCCGACCGGAACTATTTCACTCGCGCCTCCTCGATCGCAGGCTCCGTGTCATGACTGCCCAAGGCGTCGCACAACACGACGTCTTTGCAGCCGCAGCCGCGACCGCAAGGGCAGGTGACATAATGGGCAATAACCTGCCCGTCATGCACCAGATCGACAGGGACGGTTGTGCCGTCGCCACAGTAGCCGTGACCCTTGGGTTCGCCCCAAACGAGCGAATAACCCTTTTTCAGTTTCATACTCATGATTCTTTCCTCCTGCCTCGGGGGCTGTTATCTTGTTTGTTTCTCTTGCCCCTTGCAAGCATATTATAAATCACTTTGCTTTGCTTGTAAAGAGCTTTGTAGAATATTTTTGAAGAAAATGTTATTGACTTTGTTAACACTTGCACTAGCATCATTATGCAATTGAGTTTGCGGATAAGACTGGAGTCATATTATGCTGATTGAGAAAGCGGTAAATCCAAGATTCGAGGATTTCATATTTGACTGGGACTATTCTACATATCTACTTGTCGGTGGGTATGGCTCCAGCAAATCCTATCACATTGCTCTAAAGATCATACTCAAACTGCTCGAGGAAACACGAAAGGTTCTTGTCGTGCGTGAGGTCTACGAGACTATTCGAGAGTCTTGCTTTGACCTATTCATTGAGATCCTTATCGATTTGGGACTCACCAAAGACAGCGGTGCTGACATTGCAACATATAAAGTGAGCCCAATGCAGATCAACTTCAGGAATGGCTCAAAGATCATTTTCAAGGGTATGGACAAGCCTGGCAAGCTCAAGTCCATCAACGGTGTGTCCATAGTGTGGCTGGAGGAGGCCTCTGAGGTCAAGTATGATGGTTACAAGGAACTCAAAGGCCGTCTCCGCCACCCAACCCTTTCTCTTCATACAATACTGAGTACAAATCCAGTCGGCACGGACAACTGGGTGTACACTCACTTCTTCAAGCGATTGGATGATGAGGGTAACGAGGTTGTTATTCTTGACGATATGCGTCTGTACAAGAAGCATACAATCGTGAAGAATGGGACCTATTATCACCATTCCACCTGTGACGACAACCTTTTCTTGCCGGAGGCGTACATCAGAGAGCTCGATGAAATGCGAGTGTATGATCCTGATCTGTACAGAATCGCTAGAAAAGGACAATTTGGTATCAATGGCAAGAAGGTTCTTCCACAGTTCACTGTTGCTGATACAGAAGACTTTGTGCTGTCTGCAGTCAAGCGTACACCAAGAGAGTTCCTGTTCAATGGGTTTGACTTTGGTTTTGAAACCTCGTACAATGCAATTGTGCGTATGGCTGTTGACGATGCTAACAAGATCCTGTATATCTATGATGAATACTATCGCAACCACATGACCGATGATAGGACTGCCAAAGATCTTCTTCGGTGGGAGCCGAATATTCAGAATGAGCAGCTCGTTGCTGATTGCGCGGAACCAAAGACGATCACATTCTTTGCGCAAGAAGGATTCAAGATTCGTCCTTGTAGAAAGATATCTCGTATTGAGCAGGTCAAGAAGATAAAGCGTTTCCATCAGATTATTTGCTCCCCAAGGTGTAGAAATACAATCCGTGAATTGAAAAATCTCACATATGCAAAAGATGCTCAAGGTAACATGATAATGGATGAGTTCAATATTGATCCTCATACATTCTCTGCAATATGGTATGGCCTCGATACATACAATGTTGCTGATATCAAGCACATTCCAAGTAACACACAGGCAGGTTGAGTCTATGATAAAAGGTGAACGTGATTTCCAACATTATCTCAAGCTGGATGACATGGCGCTGACACCGAGAGGTGTTCCTATACTCAAGGGCATAACACTGAAGAAGGGAAAACTCGATCTGCTTCCATTCAATTATGCATCAAGTCTTCCAAAGCATGAACGGAAAGACAAAGTTGTGCATTTCTTCCTCGCTGACTATCTGTTTGAACGCTGCTGGAATCAGTTGGATAAGCAAACTGAGCTGTTAAAACAGTTCAAGGCTGCACTCCAACCAGATTTCTCTATGTACACCAACATGCCAAAACCTATGCAGCAATGGCAGCACTATCGCAAGATGTTTGTCTCTGCCTATTGGCAGTCGAAGGGTATCAGGGTGATCCCAACTCCTGGTTGGTCTACTCCAGACAGCTATGAGTGGTGCTTTGAGGGAATGCCTACTGGCTCAATGATTGTTGTGTCCAGTGTTGGGTGCTCCAATAACTCTGAAGCCAAGAAACTGTTTGAGATGGGGTACAGGGAAATGCTCAAGCGGTTGGAGCCAGCTCAGATTGTGTGGTATGGAAAGGTTCCAGAGTGGTTGGAAGAAAAGCCAATAGCAGTGTTTGAGAATTCTAGTCAAACAAGGTTCACTACAGCGAAGATCAAGAAGCAAACCAATGAGTTCCTGCTTGGTGCAGGAATTCCAAAAGTAGAAAGGAGACTGTTGCATGGCTGATCAAGTTGCTGTCACAGAGACAATCATCAACGATCTTCCTATACCTCAGAGGTTGCTCAATGATGAGGTTGAGCAGGGGTACATGGGAGACATCCTCGATGAGATGCGTGAGATCAAAAAATTCTACAATGTTTACGAGAGAGGTGCTGAGTTCACTTCTGAGGGTACACGCGGAAATTATACCGCTGCTGATCTGAGACAAAAGCTATGTCGGACGATTGTAGATAAGGAAGCAAGATTCTTTGCTTCAAAGGCACCGAAGATCACTATTGTTCCTCCTGGGGGCGATGAGAGTGATAAAGCCAATGCAGCTGTAGAGCAAGATCTGATCAATAACGTGCTCAAGGATAACCATTTCGATCGCAAGGTTCTTCAAGCTGCAAAAGACTGCTTCATCGGGAAACGAGTCCTTGCTATTTTGAATTTTAATCAGAATGGTGTGAGCCTTTCCTTTGTTCCATCTATGCAATTCCTGTTTGAGACGGAGCCAACCAATGTAGATGTGCTGACAAAAGTTGTTGCATTTTTCATTGTCAGAAATAGCAAGAACAGCGCAAATCGCCGTATCTACAAGAAGAAGTACGAAATGAAGAACGGCTTTTGTTATGTGAGCGAGGGGATCTATGATGGTGGAGGAAATGAGATCGAGATCCTGCTTGAAGACACCAAGACCAAGTTCAAATATATTCCGGCCGTGATTATCTCCAATGGTGGCCTGAGCGGAGACATACAGGGTGAGAGTGAGATCTCTCAACTGACAGATTATGAATCTTGGTATAGCAAGATGAACGGTGCGGATCTTGATGCTGAGCGCAAGAGCATGAACCCGATTATCTGGGCACTGGACATGAATCCAGCAACAACAAAAAATCTGAGCTCCTCTGCTGGCTCTTTCTGGGACCTGAAATCGAATGACAATGGCGCTGAGGGTAGAACTGGCTCTGTTGGCATGCTTGAACCGACTATGAGCTATACCACAGCGCTCAATGTCACTCTAGATCGCATCAAGAGGGGAATGTACAATCAGGTGGATATGCCTGATATTGATAGCTTGGAGGGCAAAGTAACTTCTGGCAAGGCTCTCAAGGCCATCTATTGGGGGCTGATCGTTCGGTGTGACGAAAAGTTCCTCGCTTGGGGATCTGCATTAGAGTTTCTCACCAGAACCATCATGGAGGGTGTAGCCCTATACCCAGAAGCAGCAAAGCCCCATTATGAGGAGTACAAGCCAACAAATGGCGACTATGAGATCGATGTCGAGAATCAGTACCCACTTCTGTCTGATGAGGCTGAAGAGAAGACGGTTGATCTTGCAGAAGTCACCAACAAGGTCATGTCCAGAAAAGCCTACATGAAGAAGTGGTATGACATGACCGACACCGAGGCTGATGCGGAGCTGGATCAAATTGCTGTAGAACGTGAGCACCTCGAGGACAGTTTCAGTCTCCCAAGTGGCTTCCCACCTGAGAGTCAGGTAAATGGTCAAATGGATCAGGAAGACGAGCCTGTAGGGGCTGGAAACGGCACTGGAGGAGAGCAGGAGAAGGGTAGCAAGGAGTGATGAGCCTTGGCACTGACGTTCAGGAAAAGCCGGACAGTGCGGGTTATGGTCACTGAGGCACAGCGAAAGAAGATCGTTGCCATGTACACTCAACTGTCTAATGAGGTTGCGCAACAGGCTGATAGATTTAGTCATGATCCATCGGTCAGCGCAATCCTCAAGCAACAGCAGCTCAAAGATCTGCAAAAGGGCTTGAATAAGGCACTGGAGAGAAATGGTGCTGTACTGCAAAACGACATACAACTGTCTATGCGCAGCGTGATTTCCTCGGTTGGCGGGGATGTCTCCGAATGGCTCAAGCTGTTTGGTGTGTCTACTGGTGCTTCTCTTGCAAGTGTTGAGGACGATATCATAAAATCCATTGCTTTTGGCAAGATCTACAAAGAAAAGTGGTACTTGTCAAAGGCAATTTGGAGCGATGTGAAATCCAAGCAGAGTGACATACAGACGGTCATAGCAAAAGGGGTCGCTGGCAACAAGTCAGTATATGACATTGCAAAAGACCTGGAGAAGTATGTCAATCCTGCAGCAAGAAAAGACTGGGATTGGTCAAAGGTGTACCCTGGCACAGCAAAGATTGTTGATTATAACTCCCAGCGTTTGGCTAGAACAATGATCTCTCATGCATATCAGCAATCTATCGAGCGCTCTGTACAGTATAACCCATTTGTCACAGGCATACAGTGGCACTCTTCTGGGTCTAGACCTTGCCCTCTCTGTCAAGACAGGGATGGAGTCATCTACGCAAAGGGTGACATGCCTATGGATCATCCAAATGGCATGTGCTATTGGACAGCGGTGACTCAAGATATGGACACTGTGGCTGATCGTCTCGCTGACTGGGTGAACGGTGAAGATGACCCTGAGGTGGAGCGATACATAAAATCTTTGCAATAAATTTCACAAAAGGTCTTTACAAATCACACGTATGAGAGTACAATGAGTGCAATCACTCGAAAGGAGAGTATATAAGTATGGGTGGAAGAGGAAGTTCTGGTTCCGGTGGTGGAAAAGGTGGCTCTGGTGGACAGATGAGTACTGAAGCTCAAAACGTATTCCCTGCTTCTGGCTCTTATACAGCCCAAAGGGATTGGGCGATGCAAAACACTAAGGCAGCTTCGGAGTATTCTGCAAGTGAAATTCAAGTTCTTCGCAGCACACGTAATGCGGAGAATGAATTCAAGCTCGAAGCCATTTTCGAAAAGGCTCAGACAGGGTCCAGTCTCACTTTCGACCTTCAGAGTCCAATTAGAGCAGACAATGGTGCAGTGAGGAATACTGAGAGCTGGAGGAAGCTAAAGTCTGGAAACTGGAGGTCCTCCTTTGGAGAGGTGAGAGAGCCAGGTCAGCTTGGTCGTATCACTTTTGACAAATCTTACAGGAGGGTTACAAAGGCAAGTCTGAAATAACTCAAGAAAATTGCGATTTTCTTTGTGAAAAGGGTTTACAAATTGTAGAATCTGTAGTACAATGATCTTGTCAATAAAACAAGACCAATAAGGAGGAACACAAAATGATAGGTGTTACTTACATCGTTCGCAAAGAGATCAATATGTTCAATGTATATAGCAAGGGTGAAAAGCTCTGTGCATTCAAGAAGTATGAGGATCTGGTCCTGTTCCTTCAGATAAAGGTGAGCAACCTTGAGAAGAGTGGTGTTCATTTGGTGATCAAGGCTGATCGAACTTGCTCTGAGATTGAAGAAGACGCATACAGCTACACCTATTGAGAATCGGTAAAAATTCACTCACTGTAAGCAAGACACTGTGTATTTACACAGTGTCTTTTTTAGTGTATAATAACCGTGTACACCGGAGATATTCCGGATAAGCGACCAGACAAGATTCTGGAGAAAGGGTGTTTGTATGTTTATAAATCTCATGCTGCCAAAGAACTTTCTGATGCTTGCTCCTGACGGTGGCGCTGGTTCAGGGGCTGGTGGAGGGGATGGAACTGGTGGTGCTTCTGGTGCTGGCCAGGGTGCGCCAGAAGGAGGAACACCTGGAACGCAAGAGAGAACCTTCACCCAGGCCGAGGTCAACACGATGATGGCTCGCGAGAAGAACCAAGGCCGTGCCTCTGTCCTTAATGAGCTCGGGATCGAGGACAATGGGAATCTGAAGGAGTCTCTTGCTGGCTACAAGCAGTGGGTTGCTTCTCAGAAAACCGATCTTCAAAAGGCACAGGAGTCTCTTGCAACTGAGCGTACTGCGAAGGAGACTGCGCAGTCCGAACTTCAAAAGGCGAACAACAAGCTGGCTGCGATTCAGGCCGGAGTCAATGCCAAGTATGTTGATGACGTCGTTGCGCTCGCTACTGCTCGTGTGACCGACAAGAAGGACTTCGCCACTGTGCTGACGGAAATGAAAACGACCCACCCAATGTTCTATGGAAATGGGGAAGAAGGAGTTGGGACGGGTGGCCTCCCGAATGGGGGAAAGGGTACAAAGTCTCAGGGTGATCTGGGAAAAAGACTCGCTGAAGCCTACAAGGGAAAATCCACTCAGAGCAACTTCTTCAAATAAGAAAGGAGAATTTGAATGCTGAATCATACTGGCATCACCAAGGTGACTGCGGTCGCCCCGAATCAGATCCTGTTCAACGTTGAGCATCAGCTGTCTGTTGGCATTGTATGCGGCAACACTGGTGTAACTGCTGATACAAATGGCAAGAAGATCCTCAAGGCTGGCACTCCGATGGCCGGAACGCTCACTGCTCGTGACACTGCCTTCACCAAGGCCTCTGATACCACTGCTGTTGGTGTTCTGCTGCATGACGTTGACGTCACTGCTGGCAACAACAATGGCACTCTGCTAATCTTTGGTTTCGTGAACATCGATCGTATCGATGACACGACTGCTGCGCTCCTGACCACTGAGGTTCAGGGTGCTCTGCCGATGATCAAGTTCCTGAAGGACTAAGAAAGGAGGAAAAAAGATATGCCGAGCATTTTTGAACTTGTTACATCTCAATCCATTGTCGCCTATTGGGAGGAGCTGGCTCAGGATCGTGAGCCATACCTTGGCGATGAGCTGTTTCCCGCTCGAAAGAAGCTGGGTCTGAAGCTCGATTGGATCAAGGGATCCAAGGGTCTTCCGGTTGTCCTCAAGCCCTCTGCCTTTGATGCGGCTGCTGTTCCGCGTGAGCGCATCGGCTTTGATAAGCTCACCAGCCAGATGCCGTTCTTCAAGGAGTCCACTTACATCGATGAGGAGCTGCGTCAGGAGCTCAACATGGTGCTGGAGACCGGCAATCAGGCATATATTGATTCTGTGATGAATCGTGTCTTCAACGACGAGACCAACCTGCTCGAAGGTGCGGCTGCTCAGCGTGAGCGCATTCGTATGCAGGCTCTCACCACTGGTATGTTGGCTATCGCGGCCAACGGCCAGAATTACAACTATGACTATGGTATGCCAGAAAGCCATAAGGTCACTGCTGGTACAAGCTGGTCTGATCCGACTGCCAATATCGTCGATGATATCCGCACGTGGATGGACCTCATTGAAGACGACACTGGTGTTCGTCCGACTCGCTCCGTCCTGTCCCGCAAAACGTGGAACTACTTGCTCCACAACGAAGTCATCAAGAAGTCTATCTTCGTGATGTCCAATGGTCAAGCCACTCTCAATGATGCTGCGCTCCGCTCCTATCTGGATGAGCAGCTGGGAATGAGCTTCGCCATTTACAACAAGCGTTACAAGGACGAGAAGGGTGTTGTGCACAAGTACATGCCGGACGATACCCTCGTCGCCATGCCTGAGGGTGCTCTTGGCAACTCCTGGTTCGGCACCACTCCGGAAGAGTCCGACCTGATGGGCGGCAACGCTGCCAACGTGTCTATCACTGACACTGGTGTTGCGGTCACCACTATGCGCAAGACTGATCCGGTCAATGTTGAGACCAAGGTCTCCCAGATCTTCCTGCCTTCCTTCGAGCAGATCGATCATATCTTCATCGCTGACGTCATTGCATAAGGAGGCTGAGCCAATGAGGATTCGCAATCCTAATGGCTCTGGCACTCTGGAAGTCACCAAGGGTGCGTATAGAGAAATCTATATGCACCTTGGTTGGGTTCCTGATGTGGAGCCGAAAAAGACCCCTGTTCCTCACGCTAGCGAGGAAGAGGAAAACCCTCACGAGCTTCATGATAAGCAGCCAGAGGACGATCTGGAGCTCCAGAATGAGGATCAGGAGGATCGTGAGGAAGATATAGAGGACGAGCTTGAGGAAAAGCCTATCTCCCTCATGAGCTTTGAAGAACTCAAGGAGTATGCCGATCGCCTCAGCATCGATGTTACCGGGCTTCGTAGCAAGAAGGAGCTTCGTCTTCGGATCAAGCAACATATGTAAGGAGGGACATCCATGACTGCAGATATCTTGGATCATCTCAAGATGATCTTGAGGGAAGCAGATGTGCCCTTCTTTTCTGATGCTGAGCTTGAATTCCATTATGTGAACAATGGGCAGGATCTTCGAAGCACCCTATACACGTGCCTGTTGATAAAAGCTGAGGATACAACACTCAGCGTTTCGGGTATGAGCTGTGCTGACAGCAGCAAGTATTTCCGTCGCCTTGCGAGTATGTATGTTCCAGTCAACTCTGGCATACTGCAGTGAGGATGGTGTGCTATGAATGCGGTCTACAGTGCCTTTCAGGCCAATAAGGTCAAACGCCTTGTCTACTCCAAAGGCACAATGTATAAGGTCACGCGCAACCCAATAACCGAATATGGTGAGCCAGATGAGGACGCAACAGAGGGTGTCAAGGGAAAATACATTCGTGCACTTCTGCACAATGAAAAGCCTTCCAAAGACAGAACCGATGATGGTGTTGTGACCAAGTTCAGCCAGTCTGAGATGCTGCTTTGTTGCTACAGCGATGCACATTTCATCAGAGTGGGTGATAGGGTTCAAAATATTCTCTCCGGCACGGAGTATGAGGTTGAGAATGTCAATAATGTACAAGAAGGAAACTTCGCTATTGACCTCTCTCTGAGGAGGGTTGTTCATGGAATCGACGTTTGATGCTTCCGAAGTGTATGAAAAGCTGAATAGACTGAAGACTAGACTTCCAAAAGCCCTTGATGCAATGGCTGAGGTTGGTGCTCAAAAGATGGAGGAATATGCCAAGTCTCATGCACCGTGGACTGACCGGACAGGTCAAGCTCGTCTTCGGCTGAAGGGTTCTCATGATAGAACAGAGGATGAAATCACAACAGCAATAGCACAAGGTGTTGACTATGGGATTTGGCTTGAGCTTGCCCATGAAAAGCGGTTTGCCATACTCCCTGATACACTTAATGCAACAGCTCCAGATATCATCCAAGGGTTCCAAGGACTTATGGACAAAGTTAAGGTGTGAGCATGGAAAACGCTATACAAACTCTGTACACAGGACTGAAAGCTCTCGGGGTTGATGTATACTTCCCAAGGCAACATAGAGGGGACTGTCTCAGCCCCTACTGCGTCCTCAAGCTTCAAAGCAAGCTTCGGTTTGGTGACTTTTCCTCTAACACCCGATACTTGGATGTCCTGTGCTACACCCCAAAAAATGACTATGCAAAAGTCTTAGACTATCAGCATGAGATTGAGTCTCACATGAAGTCAATGCAAGATAAGCTCATGATTCGTGATACTGGAACAGCCACCCCTCCATACTTTGATACAGCTGTCAATGGGTGGATGACCAGTGTACAGTATGCCCTATATGAAAGGAGGAAATGACAATGGCCAATAAGATCACTGAAAAGGCAACAATCGACGTTGCTCGGGTGACTGTAAATGTGCCTCAGGTTGGCAGCACTCCTGCTGTTGAGCTGGTTATGAATACTGCTTCCAAGGTTGCTGTCACCGCCAATATCGAGACCCAGGATGCTATCAAGCTCATTGTCAAGGGCGTTCTTAAGGCTCAGAAGCCAGCTCAGAACGTTATCACTGGCAATACAATTGTCCTCTCTGACAACTTGTTCATTCCTGAATTGGTTAAGATTCTGCAAGGTGGTACAATTGAGTACGATGACCAAAACAATGTAACCAAGTACACACCTCCGCTTGTCGGCTCTGATGATGTTCGTCAGCCGTTCACCCTCAACCTATACTCTGCGGTGTATAATGCTGCTGCACAGATCACTGGGTATGAAAAGACCTCCTATCCAAACTGCCAGGGTACTCCGCTTGCCATGAGCAGCGAGGATAACGTCTTCCGTGCCCCTGAATACACCATAAATTCTTATCCAGATGTCGGTCAGGCTCCGTACACTATCGAGTATGTGAAAGAACTGCCAGCGATGGCTGAGTAACAGGAGGAAGTATGCAGGAAGTCACCTCTATCTCCCAGCTCAACGAGTATGCAAAGGGTCAGCTCGTTGAGCTGCCCTCTTTTGGAGAGGATCAGCCTTTCTTCGCTAGGCTGCGCAGACCCTCTATGCTGGCTCTTGCTAAGAGCGGCAAGATCCCAAACAGTCTTCTCGCCACGGCGAATAGGATGTTTGATAGCAACCTAGACACCAAGAACGAGAGCATGCTGAAGGACTTCTACATGGTTATGGAGACCATTCTAGAAGCTGCTTTTATAGAGCCAACCTATCAGGAGATCAAAGATGCTGGTGTACAGCTATCCGATGATCAAATGATTTTTGTGTTCAATTACACACAACAGGGGGTAAGAGCACTAGATCAGTTTCGTCCGCACGGAAAGAATACTTGAGATCATTTCGATATCTAAGCTCTATTCCTGCAGGCCATCTTCTTTGATGGGTGTTGAAGACCCCTATACAGCTTTTTGTTTCGATGAGGCTTGCGCCTACATCCACATGGAGATTGTAGAGAATAAGAAAGAACCAAACTTCAGCATATTCAGGGAAGAGGGACAAGAAGCTGAGTCTCAAGTCCATTACACAAAACCTTCTGATTTCTACAATAAAGTAAAGGGGGTGAGCCAATGAGCATAGAGGTTGGTTCTGCATATGCAACTCTTCGAGTAAAGCTAGATGAATGGAACCAAGGACTTGAGACTGCTATAAACAGCCTACAGGGGTATGGTAGTAGACTGCAAGTGTCTATGGACTCTGTAGGCAAGAAGCTCACCTCTGCTGGCAAAAATCTCACAACAAAAGTGACCCTTCCTATTGTTGGAATTGGTACCGCAGCTATGAAGGCCTCCATAGACTTTGAGTCTGCCATGGATAAGGTTGCCTCCCTCAGTGGTGCTCAGGGTGAACAATTTGACAGTCTCCGTGATAAGGCTATTGAGATGGGTGCGAAAACCATGTACTCTGCCACAGAGTCTGCTGAAGCCTTGCAATACATGGCTCTTGCTGGTTGGAACACTAAAGAAATGCTCGTTGGCCTTGAGCCTGTACTGAAGCTTGCTGGTGCTGCAGGTATGGATCTTGGCACAGCTTCCAATATTGTTACAAATGGATTGATTGCTATGGGTCTCAGTGCAAATGATGCTGCGCATTTTGCTGATGTCATGGCTGTTACAATGAGCAAATCCAGTACTGATGTCAATCAGCTCGGTGAAGCATTCAAATATGTTGCCCCTCTTGCTGGCTCCATGGGATACAGCATAGAAGACCTGAGCCTTGCTCTTGGTATAATGGCCAACGCCGGTATTCAGGCTTCTCAAGGAGGTACATCACTCAGGCGAATTCTCCTGAATCTCTCTGATCCAACAGATGAGGTTGCTGTTGCAATGGAAAAGCTGGGTATCTCAATGTTCAATCCAGATGGCTCTGCAAAGAGCCTATACGACCTTATGGTTGAGCTGAGAGGTGCGATGAAGGGTCTTACAGACGAGGAGAAAGCACAATATGCAGCAACCATAGCAGGGTCAACAGGACTTTCTGGTCTTCTGGCGATTGTTGATGCCTCTGATGAGAAGTTCAATGGCTTGGCAAATGCAATAAATACCTCTGACAACGCTGCCCTTAACATGTATGACACAATGACAAACAACCTCAAAGGTTCCCTTGATGAGTTGATGTCTGCGTTGGAGGCTCTTGGAATCTCTCTTGGAGAGATACTGACTCCAATAATCACCAATGTTGTTCGCACGCTTCAGGGTTGGGTGGAAAAACTCGATGACCTGGATGAGACGCAAAAGCAGCAAATTATACAAATTGCTCTTGTGGTAGCTGCTATTGGACCACTCATCTTGATAGTTGGAAAGCTCTTCACCGCCATAAGCACAGTTGTAAAGTTTGTGCAACTCCTTTCTGCAAATCCAATTATTATCCTTGTAGCTGCTATTGCAGCTGCAATTGGTGGATTGGTTGGAACAATTATCACCAATTGGGATAAGACCAAGTCCGCAACGGAGAATGTTTGGAACGGTATAAAGCTCTTTGTCACAAATGTTGTTAATGGGTTGCTCAGCTTTATTGAGGGTCTCTTCCCAGGGTTCAAAGAAGCAGGTGCAAATCTGTTCAGAGGTCTTTGGGAGGGATTGAAGAGTGTGTGGACAAAAATCACAGACTGGGTCTCTAATGGGGTCAAGACTCTTGCAGAGCTTTTGAACCCAAAGAATTGGTTTGGTGATGATGGAAACACGAAATCCGGATATGGGCGAAGTTTCGCTGCTGGTCTTGATAATGTTCCATATGATGGATATAAGGCAACTCTTCATAAAGGCGAAAGGGTTCTAACTGCTCAAGAAAATAAGGAATACAACACCGGAAGAGCAACCAATTCTGGAAACACTTATAACTTCTACAGTCCAAAAGCAATCGATGTTGCTCAGGCAAAACGGATGCTTGACTCTGTTACAAAGCAACAGAGCCTCGGGCTTGATCTTGGATGAGGAGGTGACTGAAGATGATGGTGTCCGAAGTAACACTGAAGAACCTTGCTCTTGGTGAGAGCATCTCCTTCAGTCATTCTTCTCGATCCCATGTGCTTGAATACTGTGATTTGGGAAACATCTCTGCTGACATTGCTACTCAAAAGCAAATCAACATGGACGGTTTGCTTATCACCTCCATAAAGCTGCAGCCAAGAACTGTGACTCTTGTGCTTTGGTTTGTTGGTGCAAATGACGCGATACTCTCTCAGTATAGGCGTCAAATCTATCGTATTGTGAATCCAAAACAGCGGCTCAGTATTGTACAGAATGGGTATATGATAACTGGGTATCCTTCTGCAACCCCAAAAATTGGAACAGCTGAAGAGGTTCTGAACGAAAAAATGTCTCGTGTATACATAGAGATATACTGTGATAATCCTTTGTTCACTACAGAGTCTCCGAGCTCGATTGCCATTGCTTCTTGGCAGAACAACCTGACATTCCCTCTAAACTTTGTGGATGACCAGATCGTGTTTGGTGTTCGTTTGCCCAGTATCATTGCTTCTCTGAACAATCCTGGAGACTTCCCTTGTGGTGCAATATTCACTATTCAAGCAAAAGGCCAAGTTATCAACCCAAGGCTCATCAATATCACAACGCAAGCATACATGGAGTTTGAGCTGACTCTTCAGAATGGAGACACATTTATTGTAGATACAACTGGAGAGATTCCAAAGGCTTCAATAAAGGGTAAAAACAAGATCTCTTCCATGACTGAGGAATCCTCAGTCATAAAAATGCCTGTTGGTATGTCAGATCTCTCTTATTCAGCGGAGTCCGGCCTTAACTCCATGGAAGTGCAGATTGACATAAGCCCACTGCTGCTGGAGGTGGTCTAATGATTTCGGTCTATGATGACACCCTGAGCAGAATTGGGTTCATCGAGGGTGCGGTCTCCTATATGGCAGAGCTGAAAAGAACCTCTGCTGGAGACTTCACCCTGTGGATGGATTCCACAGCAAACAATCTTGACATGGTGACTCGTGGCAGGTTGATCGCAATAGACCTGGACTTTATAAAGCACGCTCCCTCTGAGGATCGGAATTTCGTCCTCCAGGGTGCTACTCAACAGTCTAGTTACCTTATCTCCTCTGAGGCACCAAAAGCCCTCCACGGGTCAACAGCGTGTTTACAGATTGAGTATACCCTGACCGAGTCTCCTTCCCTGAGTGGAACCTGTGAACTCAAGTTGGCGTACACCCTGAAGACAGGAGAGACTGGCAGTGCTGTTCTTAATGTTCTTTCTGGGATCGTTGGGAGCAATGGTTTTGTGTACACAACAGTGGAGATTCCCAAGAATGTGAAGTCTTTTGAGAATTTGAGTCTTACAATGACTGGCGTTTCTGGACTGACGGTCAAAAACATCATGCTGAGCAAGAGCCCTATACCAATGGATTTTGTTCCTGCTGTAGAAGATGACTGGAGCAGACAACCTGTTACACAGTTCTGGGGATTGCTCCCAACATACAGCTTGTCTGAAGAAGACAACTTTGAAGGCATTCGGGTGACTGGAAAGTCACTTGAAGATGTGCTCAAGAAGCGCTGTTTCTGGGGACCATACATGAACAAAGATACATATCAAAACATCTTTGAAGATGTAATTGCTATCAATTTCATCACCCCAGAGGTCACAAATAGGGTATTGCCATATTTGACGATAGGCCGCTCTCCAAGACTGGATGGAACAAAAGTCACCTATCAGAAGACAGGTGGATATGTCTCTGAGAACCTCGAATCTCTCATTAGAGGTACAGATCTTGGCATTCAGGCTGTGTTTGACAGTCACCTCAAGGAAATCCGTCTGTATCTATACAAGGGGAAGGATCGCTCCTCTAAGCTGGTTTTCTCCGACACCAATGGTATGCTGATATCACCTAGCTACACCCATGACAGCAATAATTACAAAACAACCGCACTTGTTGCTGGAGAGGATAGTGGGGAGAACAGAAAATATCTTGCTGTTGGCGATGAAGCTTCTGGCTGGAACAGAGATGAGGTCTTCATCGATGCAAGAGATCTTCAGTCTCTTGAATCTGATGGCACCCAAATTACTGAAGAGGAGTATTATGCTCTTCTTAAGCAACGTGGCATAGAGAAACTTTCTGCTTATGCATTGATTCAGTCTTTTGAATCCAACATAAGCGCATACGGGTACATCCTTTTCGCCGATTATGACCTTGGTGATACAGTCACCGCAAGGCATTCTATTGGCATAACTGCAGTGAGACCAATCGAGTCTATAACAATAACAAACTCCAGCGGTGATGTGTCACTACAAGGGTACTTTGGCTCAGGCAGATTGACCCTGGCCGGAATGCTCAAAGCAAGATTGAATTAAGGAGGACTATATGGCAGAAATGGCATATTTCTTCGATGCTGTTCTGGTTGATGGGGTCTATGACAGAGCATATGCATCGAAGGACTTCGCGAATTTCTTCGCAGACCTTGTGAAGAGCGGTGTTCTTCTCACCAGCAGCACCAATCTACAAGTCATCGCTTCTTCTGGCATGACTGTGCTTTTGAATCCAGGAGTTGCCTTCCTCAAGGGTCAACGATACTATAATGATGCAGCCAAGTCAATCAATGTTCCTACAGCAGATGGTTCTCTTAATCGCATTGATAGAATCGTTGTTCGTCTCAACTATCCAGAACGAAAGATTTCTACTGAGCTCATAGCCGGAATCCCATCTTCGAACCCTCAATCCCCTTCCATTACTCGCACAGAGGATATCTACGATCTCTGCCTTGCTGAAATCAAGGTATCTCGAGGAAGCACCGCAATCACACAATCCAACATCACCGATACTCGCCTTGACACAAACATCTGTGGTGTTGTAACTGGACTTATCGAACAGATTGATACATCTACAATGTATGTTCAGCTCACTGAGCAGTTCAATGTTTGGTTTGATAACCTAAAAACACAGCTCTCTGAGGATGTTGCAGGAAATCTGCTACTGCAAATAGAAGAACTGAAGGAGTTTGTTGGAAAGCAAGGTGTCACCTCCGGAACCGCTCCTGAATATACATTGACGATTGATGGGTACACTCCTACTGCTGGTGATCAGATAAGACTCAAGATCCATGCAGCTGCAACTTCTGGGGCAACCCTGAACATCAATGGGCTTGGTGCAAAGCCCATTGTAGACAGTTATGGAAATCAGGTTCAAGAACTTGTTGCCAATACTTGGGTCATCCTTGTGTATGATGGCACAAACTTCCAGGCACCGGGTTTGAGCAACCAATACGCAAAATATGCTTGATCTGTATACTTCCATAACTCAGGAGGGTTTTGATGAAGTATGAAGAAATAATATCTTTTATGAAGGTGCTTCTTGCAATCTTCGCAGCAATTGGGGTGATCGGTGGAGGGGTGGCGATTATCATCAAAGCCCTCTCCCCTTTCACTGATACAGTAAAGAAGTCCGAATTCAAAGCTCTTGAAAAGAGGACTGAGCTTGTTGAGGAGTACTGTAAAAACGATAAGGCAAGAATCACCCATGTAGAGGATTTTGATAAGGTTCTTTGCAGAGCCTTGTTTGCTATCCTTGATCATGAACTAACCGGAAATAGTGTAGATAAGTTGAACAAAGCAAAATCTGCTTTGCAAGACTATATCATAGATGGAATATAAAGGAGGTAACACTATGTCTATCAACTGGAAGATCCGTATTCAAAGTCTTGATTTTTGGACAAGCCTGATTCCTGCGGTTCTGCTCCTAATTCAGGCTATCGGAGCACCACTTGGGCTGCAGCTCGACTTCGGTGAGCTTGGCAATCAGCTTTTGGCAATTGTCAATGCTGTTTTTGCAGTACTCACGATTCTTGGTATCGTCAAAGATCCAACTACTAAGGGCATCAAGGATAGCGAGCGTGCTCTGACTTACACCGAGAGGGCATAAGGAGAAATCATGAACGATCAGGAAGCAATGAACTCCGTTGCGGTTGAGCTTCTCTTTCAGCAACGGCAGCATAACAAGCGTCTTTTCATCGCACTCATTATAAGCATCGTAATCAACATTGCTATTGTCATTGCGTTCCTTATCTATGAGTCCCAATGGGAGTATGCTGTTGAGAGCTCCACTACAGAAACAACTGTAACCCAAGAGCAATGTGAAAATGATGGGAGCAATGTATTCCAAACTGGTGAGCATGCCACATATAATGCAGCTCAGTGAGGAGGACTAAATGGCAAAGCAGACAATTCGCATCAAAACCACAAAGGTCACAAAGACCAGAACAAAGAAGTCCTCCAGTTCCAAAGGAAGCGGTCATAAACGCTGCAAAAGTTGTGGAAGGTACATGTGATATGAAAACAGAGTGCCTAATCACTCGGCAACGAATCAAGGATATACCGGAGCTCAAGACATTTGAGGGTCTTTTGGAATCCAGCACGCTCAGTGATACAGACAAGCAAATCATGCGCTTGCATTATCTCAAAGAGCAGGATTTTCGGTGTATAGGTGACTCTATTGGACTATCTGAGTCTGCTGTAAAGAGTAGACATAGAAGGATCCTGAAGAAGCTGGCACGACTCTTTTAATAGCTGAATATAATACATTAAACACCCGACAGGAAGCCATCTGTCGGGTGTTTTTATTTTATACTTTTATCAGAAAGAAGGCGAGTTGAATGTACTTTGAATCTGCGTTGATAGAGGAACTGCAGGCTGTCTTTGGGTTTGAAAAAGATAATGCAAAGAATATTGTTCAGCTCGCCAAAGAAACAGGGGAATATCAGGATCTATGTGCTTGTGTACAGTTGAGAAAAGATGCTCAAGAGGTGATGCGAGATGTTTAACCCCTACATGCAGTACAACCCATACATGCAAACCCAGCAAAGAGGATACCCTTATCCACAGCAACCACAATATCCCCAACAGATGGGACAGATGAATCAACCTATGCAGCCAGCTGTTCTTAAGGGAAGAGCAGTCACCTCCTATGACGAGGCCAAGGCCGCTATGATCGATCTGGATGGATCGATACACATCTTCCCTGATATCAATAATCGGGTGATCTACACAAAGCAGATCAACCTTGATGGAACGGCTTCTCTTAACACTTACACACTCGCTCCGATTCAGAACTCTCCTCCACAGGAGTCTGGATCGAACGATTTCCGTCAAAATCTTGAGTCAGCTATAAACCCTCTACTTCAAGAGCTGTCGGCTCTGAAGGACGATTTTAGGACTCTACGCGAGGAGGTCAAATCTTATGTTCAATCCTGTTCAAATGATGGGTATGATGCGAAATCCCAAACAAGCAATAAACTCTATGTTCCAGCAAAACCTTCAGGGAAATCCACTGTTTAACAGGGCTATGCAAATGGCAAATGGTAGATCCGAAGCTGAGCTCAAACAAATTGCTCAGAACCTGTGTCAGCAGAAGGGCATAGACCTGAATCAAGCTCTTCAGCAATTCCAATCCCAATTTGGGGGTAGATGGTGAGTGCACCACCATTTATCAATATATTCTAGAGGAGGTCTATTATGGCTATGGAAAACACTGGTCTTTCTGTTGCTGATGAATTCGATGCTTGCCATTTCTTTGTCCTCCTTATTGACATCTTCATTGTACTCCTATTCATACAATTTGTAAAGAGGTTTTGCAAAGAAAATTGCAAAAATTGAGTCTATTTTTGGAAGCCCTTCTGCAGGATGTACTCGGTGACGTCCTTTTTCTTCTGCAAGGCTTCAAGAATTGTTCGGTCTATGCTGTCTTTCTTGCCAATGTTGGCGACCAGATAATAGTATATAACAGGCTTGGTCTGCCCAGGTCTGTGTATACGCTTCTTGCTCTGCAGGTACAGGGCAAGGCTATTGGTCAGGCTGTAATAGATACAATAATGCGCTCTAGTCAAGTCTACACTCTCAGACCCAGAAGTGTATTGTACGCCCAGCACCTGAGTCTTGCCCTCAAGCCAAATGTCATGATCATCGTGCTTGCCAGACAGCTCAGAGTAGCCTATACCCATCTCTTTGCACAGCTTGCGTATCTGGGTCAGGTCACTCCGGAATCTTGCAAACACAACAACAGGCTCCTCGCCAAGCCCATCCAACAGCTCCTGCAGTTCCTCTATTCGGCTTCGATCAAGTCGCTTGATGATCTTCTGCTTGTCATCAGTCTCAAGAGGAACGAACCCACTTGTGAGTTGTTGTTGTCTGATGCTGAGGGTGAGAACCGAAGAGATCTCCAAGGTTCCAGCCTTTTCTATCAGCACACCTTCCTTTGTTACCTCATCATATGCTCGAGCAGCTTTATTGCCCAGCTGGAAGGTTTTGACGATGTTCAATCTCTTTGGAAGCTCAATAGATGACTTGGCCATGAATGCACAGGAGAACATTTTCTCTTGTAGTTCATCTAGATTTACATAGGGAGTATTCTTGTCCAGCACTGGGAACCCTACTCGAGCAGACTTCTGCACATCCAAGTTCTGGTATCTGGCCTTGAAGTCATTGAATCTTGTACCAAATATCGTTGGGTCAAGAAATCTGTACTGGGCATAGATATCCATTGGGTTCTCTGCAAGTGGTGTGCCAGTTACAAGGTATCTGTGCTTGACCTTGTTACCTATACTCTTGAGGAACCAGGAGCATTTGCTGCTAGGGGACTTGATTCGGTGACTTTCATCGCAAATGACTGCATCTATCAATCCTTTGCAGCCTAGTTTGAGGAGAGTATTCGCGAAGGGTTCCCTCCACACTCCTTCATAGTTCACGATCACGATGAGTGGATCACTTTCTTGGACGAATTTCAGCCTGGAGACCTTCTCGGTGAGTCGACTGACCTTTTCCTCACTCGAGACTCCGGCGAGATTTAAGACCATTTCTGACCGTATATCGGAGTGAATAGAAATCTGCTTCTCCCACACAGCACAGCCCTTATTGGTGCAGCAAATTAGAACGAACTTGAATCCTCTATTCACAATGAGATCGATCATGATTTTGGTCTTGCCTGTGCCCATGTCTGTGTACAGAGCAGCTACATCTCTTGGGTACAGATAATCAAGAGCCATGAGCTGGTGAGCCCATGGCTTGGTCTTGAACTTATACATCGTCTTCTTTTCTTTCATACTTAACCTTTGCCCAAGATACCATTCCATTTGGTTCGGTGTATTTTACAGCTCTAGAACCCTTCTTTGGTGGGATAATGCGTTTGACAAAGTCAACACTATATACAACACCAACCAGTGCTCCAGCTGCATACCATTTTCTGAGATTGAGCTTCTGCTTGAGCGAGGCCTCGTTCCCATGATCTGGGGTCTTTACCTCCAGCCTGAACATCAGCCCCTTGTAACAGCCATTGATATCTGCCTTGCCGGAGGAAACTGCATTTCCATGCAGTTTCTCGGCTTTACAGCAAGGCAGGGAATTGAGATAGTCCAATATATTATTTGTGATGTGGCTCTCCAAAGGCATCGAGTTTCAACCCCAATTTTTCAATCCAATAGAGAGGATGCTGGAACCTTGGAACGGCCTTGTCATCGATGTAGACATCGGCAAACACCTTCCTGGTGTCCCCACCATAAAGCTCCTGCACCTCAGGGATGTTTTGATTTACAGCGTCAAACTCCAACCCATTCGCCGCACAGAATTCAACAGCATCCTTGAGGGACTCACCATCACGGCAAGTCCAGAGAACGATCTTAACACCCAGAGTTCTGAGCTTCTTGCAAAGACAAAACAGATCATTGTACGGAAGACCGATCATTGGATATTGATCCATGACCAAGGTTCCGTCGAAATCAACAGCGACAATCTTGGGGAGGGTATTGTTATTCATCGAATTGCACCTCATTTGCCATGTGATTGGTTAACCATGCTCTGAACCAAGACCCAGTGATGGAGGTGAGAGCTTGGTATCTATGCTTGTAATATTGAGACACAAGATTTTTGAACTTTCGTATATCCTCTTTGGTGTTGAGTTTAACTGATACACCAAAGTCATCCTTACACCAGTCCATAACCTGCTGGCGGAACTCTTCCCTATCTGGGTACAGTGAGAAGTAGAGAAGATAGATTTCACTTCTTACATAGCAGAAGTGCTCCCATCTTATCTCTCCATCCCACCAAACCTTCATGAGTATCTTCTTATACTTCACTTGTGGACTGCACATTCCTGGAATACAGGTGAAGCGATCCCGCGATGTGAGTATAGGATCCAATGCCTACACCAAGCTCGAACGCCATCTTGATTTGCAGGCAAGTGAACGTGAAGACATCATAAGGAAAGCCCAGCCAGATATCATTTGACCGCATATAGGTCGTGGCATAGAGCTTGCCGTCGCGAATAAAGTACTGCAGCGCAACCGTGCACGGGAGATCCTTGGTCTTTTCAGGGTTTGGCTCCTTAATGTGAATGACAGCCTGACGAGAATTTGGATCAGCCTTGAGCAGTCCTTTTACATGCTCCCACTGGTTAAAGCCAAACTTCTCAAAGATCCGATAGCCATAGGCCGAATTGACCGTCTCACCGTCATCGCTGAGCTTGTTCCATGCCTTGGAATAGTTGGCAATGGCATTGAGCTTATTGGATCCGGAGAGATACCAGAGCAATTCACCGATCGCATACTTGTAAGACAGCTTGCGAATCGGAGAGGTCACGAGATTGTTCTTCGGGTCATCGATTACGGTGATCGCATTGATGATTTCCCCAGTAACAGCACCATCACGAGAAGTAGCATCGCCTCGCTGCAAAGCGAGCTGATTGTACCAGTATTCCCAAGCCTCATTGACGGACTTGAACTGAGCTATGCTGACCATTAGATCTTGCCCCCAATCTCAATCCCATTTGTGGTATCAATCGTGATCACAGGCATGAGAGACTTCTCGAACAGTTTATCAAACCTGCTGAGCAGTACACTGACTGTGTGCATAGGAACTTCAGATCGGCTATTCAGTCGGTCTTCAACAGTCTGCTGCATCGCAGTGACGTGAACAACCTTGGCACCAGTTCTTATCATATCCAGCTCAAGTGCACGGAGCTGCTTGTCAGACAACTTGCGATCCTCAGGACTCTGATACACGAACTGGCCGTACATGCCACGGTCAAGGATGATATTCCTGTAGCTGCCAATGTCAATTAGCTTGGAAAAGAACTTGAAATCATTTGGGGTCTCTGCGGTGCAGTGAATGATTTCAGCACCAGGCATAATAGCCTGAATGATCTTGGCGATACTGGTCTTTCCAGTACCATCACAACCCTCAAGAACAATAAGCATACATTGCCTCCTTATATCATATCATGTTCATCAAACATACTAGCAATCTCTATGCCGATCTGCTCTTTTGCAGCATCCTGAGCCTCGAGATAGGACATATATTTTGAAGCCTCCTTGCCAACGGCTGCAAGGAAATCTGTGCACTCCTCAGCAGAGAACCCATGGTCTCTGTGAAGTACAATAGCAACACTGCTCAGAGTCAAGCCAATGTTATGGCGACCAACAGCAAGACCAGTATCCTTCACAGCTCTTTTGATATCTGCATAGGTGTACTGTTTTTGATTTCTGAGCTCCCTGCGTCTTGACGCTCGGTTCATTCTTCCCACTTCCTCTTGTAGACCTTCTCACAGAGGTGACCACCGTTCTTGGTGACACCCTTGGCAAAGTCACGAATTTTGTCCGTAGGTTCGGACATAGTTTCCTTTCCCATACGGTCAGGAAGAAGTCCAACCCTATGAGACAGGGCATTGCAGCCATAACAGGGCTTGAAGGTGCGCTCACCTGCATACAGGAGAATGCGAGCGGCCTGGAAGCGTTTGTGCTGCCAGATATCATCGATCATCATCTCATGGATATTGCCGATTGGGTACTCACCACGGAAGTCATTGCAACACAGTGCAACTGCACCGTCATAACGAAAGGTCAGTTCACGGAATGGTCTTGCACAACGCTTGCCAGCATAGGAGAAGTCAAGCGGTCCAGCCGCACCACAGTGATTGCACAGGTGCCGGTTGATAGCACCCTCCAGCTGAATGGGCGGGTTAAACAGAATCCTGAATTTCTTGCTGTTCTGACTGTACAAAGGAACACCCTTATCAAGATGATCAATCTTGTAGCTGTGCTCATTTCTATCAAGGACAGCCTCAATCTTTGCAGCATCCCCATTATTGGAATAAGAGTCAAAGATCAGGTCGTTCAACCCAGCGTCAACAAAGGTCTTGATGTTCTCGAGCACAGTGGTGTCGTCATGCTCCTCGCCATCCGCATTATGCATGATACGATAGCCGTTGGTCATCATAGACATCACCGCATTTGGCAGAGCCTTTCGGAACAGCTTAATGATGCGAACAGCATTGGGGTTCAGGGTCGGCTCGCCGTGCATGGAAAAGATAATGCGAGAATTCCAACCCTCATTGGCAATGCCAGTAGCGATCAGAGTCGCGGTGTTCCTATCCATGAATTTCCAGGGCTTGGTGCCATTCTTGCGCATACCGCGAAGACCGCAGAACGAGCAACCCAGATTACATCCCTCGGTCAGTTCAACCTGAATAGAGAGGGGTGGTGTTTGCTTCTTCACTTAGTCTCCTCCAAACTTAAGATCAATTCTGACGGTGTACTTCTTGGGGTTTGCGCTTGGAACCTTATAGATGACAAGGTTACAAAAGGGGTTTTGGGCTTCGGCACGTTTAATCGTGTCGTTGTTGACAAGAGGAGTAAGCTCTTTGATCTTGGAGACGATTTCATCCATCCAACTCACCAAAATACCTTCTTTCTCTGTGTGCCGTTAATCTTGTGATAGGCTTGCCAGTTGACATCACCCCACATATAATTGCCCTCGTCGTCCTTGAAGGAGACCCTTAGATAGTCTTTGATGGGGTACTTCTGCAGCATGTCCCATTCGTACTTGTGAAGCTCCTTCTCAGTCTCAGGCGTGCGGATAACAGAATCACATTTCTCGCTGATATAGTCATATGTCAGGCAAGGAATATTGAACAGAGAACCTCCATTGGCCAAAATGACCGCGCAGAAGCCAATGTCATCACCATGCCTATCAAAGATCATATCACGATCAATACCAGCCTTTGCAAGACCCTTGACATTGATAAGAGTGACCTGCCTCGGAGTTGGACCGGAGTTGATAATGTACTTCAGCTTGCTGTTCTCAGTATGCTGAGACATACGCTGGCGACGAATGTTGCCGAGGTATGCCTTCGGGTTGTCTCGGAATACTTCCTTGGCAATGACACAGGCTTCTTGCAGAACCTTTTGCTCAAGCAAAGGGTCTTCAGTTCTGTCTACACGAATGGTATGCTTAGAGCAAGCCTTGCCAGAGCCAGAGACACCATCGTACATGTATGCAAGGTTCCTGATATCATCATCCATATCAATGATGTAAGGATACCTGTGATCGCGCGCATACTCAAAGATGAACTGCCGTGTGCTGGCAAGACCATTGATTGGCAGGTGGAAGTCCTTGAATATAGGCAGAATGTGCAAGCTGGGATTTGCCTTCCGATAGGCTTTTGCTTGTTCCGGTCTGACAACAATGTGAACCTTTTCCAGAGCCTCAGGAGAGAAGTTCTTGAACATCTCAGCTGTAACAAACTTCGGCCTGTTGTAAGAAGGAACAAATATATGGAATAGATCTAGATCTGTATGGGAATTCAGCTCCGCATACATACGCTTCTTTTTCATATAGCCTCCTTATTGAGAAGAGGGAAGGGAATTGCCCCTTCCCTCATTTGTGATCAGGCTTCTTCCCAATCGTCGTCATCGTCCTCCTCGTCATCCTCTTCGGGTTCCGGCTCGGGCTTCTTGACAGTCTTCTTCGCAGGAGCAGATTTCTTCGCGGGAGTGGGTTTCTTCTTGTTTGGCTTCGGAGCTTCCTCCTCTTCCTCCTCGTCATCCTCATCTTCCTCTTCGTCTTCATCCTCCGGCTCTTCCTTCTTCACAGGCTTCTTCTTGGCAGGAGTCTTGGCCGGAGCAGCCTTGGGCTTCTTAGAGGGCTTGACTTCCTCCTCATCATCGTCGTCATCTTCATCTTCATCATCGTCATCTGTATCAACAGAAGTGGCGACCTTGGAATAGTTGGAAATCTTGGCACGAGTCTGTCCATTGTACTCCTCATGGAAGACTTCAATATCGCAGGTTTTTCCGATGAGACCATCCAGGTCAACAGCGACCTTGCCGTCACATTTGACACCCAGAGCAGACAGCAGCTGCTTGAACTTCCACAGAGCCTTGTCACTCAAGACACAGTTGTCAAACACGCGACAACCTTTGTCAGCACCAGAAACAACTTCCATCGCGATCTGGAGCATATCGTCTCCACCCTGAGAGGTCTTCTCCTGAATCTCAGCGACCTTGGCGCGATGAATACCTTCGGAGCAACGAGAGTAGGACTCCACACCCGTGAAGTCGACCTTGAGTTTACGAGCCATATTATTACCTCCTATATGTGCAAGGCTTTATGCCTCTGCAGCTGGTTCAAATAGTGCAATGATCTTATTGAACGTTGGGTTCACCATTACACTGGGGAGCTTGATAGACTTGTCAATCTGGAACTTGGTCCAATAGTATGGGTTGGGTCCAAGATGTGCAGCATATTTCACAACTTCTTTTTCCACACCATCCTTGACAACCGTCTTCTTGAGTCGAGTTGTATGGATTCCATAATTCGCCATTCCCTCCAAATAGGTGCGAGCACCCTTGGTGGTAGACGGCCGAATATCTGGAAGGATCTCATCCTCCATACCCTCAATGGCATCTGTTGCTTCATGACAGCTCAGGATAACCCAGACATGCTTAGACAGCTGATGAGCCAAACGAATCAACTCTTCAGTGTCGGTTTTGAGATCTCCCCACATCTGTTGGGTCATCTTCTTTTTCTTCTTGACAGCATTCTCTTCTATCCACACATTGGTGACCATAGAGAACGTGTCAATAAAGACCGTCTCATAGCCCTTTGCCTTGCAAGCAATGAGCTCCTCAAGAGCTTCCTTGAGCTTGGTCATATTTGGGATAGGGGTCTTCGGGGCAAAGATACCTTCCTTCTTGGCAATGGTATTGGAGCCATCGTCACCAATCTGAAGGTATAGGAGTGGCTTTGGAAAGGTTGATCCAAACTCCGTCTTTCCGGAGTTAGATTTCCCATACACCACAACCAATCGCCTCTGACCCAGCTCAGAGATATCCACTACATTACTCAGAATTCCCATTTTACACCTCCTCCTGTTCGGACTCATCCTTCTGAGGACAGTATTCAAAGTCCTTGTTTATGATATATTGTACATCGCCACCTGTCAGCTCAGCGTGACATATAGCGTTGTAGGCACATTTTGGACAAGTCCAGGTCAAGTTCTTGGTCTTGTTCTTTTCGCCTCTGAGAGCAATCTCCTTACACATGTAGATAAACCCATCATAGATCTGATCTACCATGCCAGGGACGAATTCAAGCTCACAGCGGAAGAAATAATTTGGTACATTTCCTCGGAATTGCTCAGCTTTACCAAGCACTTCAGGGTCAGTTACACCATGCCTTTCGCAGCCTCTGAGCCAGCTGTATGGAGTGATCCTATCAGACTTGACATTGCTGAATCTCTTGCTCTTTTCAAGCCACATAGGCTCTGGAGCAGGGCTAGAGTAGATATAATCCCATATTACTGATTTCGGTAAGATACCATACAAGATTTGAGCTGCCTTAGCATACAAACACTTCTGGGTGTTCATCACCAACATCATTGAATCGGGCTTTCTAGAGAACGTCTTATGCTCTCCGATTTTGATGATCTTCTCACCGTTGTGCTTGAGCTTATACAGCTCGTCTATGACCCCTTTGAAAACAACCTCTTCGCCATAGGCTTTTCCAACCGGAATCATGAATTGCTTCTCAGTAACCTTGGGCTGTGGGCAGTCCTTGTAGACATCCTGATAGTCACTGAATATAGTGACCAGATCTTCTACATAGTTCTCGCCAAGCTCAGATTGCCACGAGGGTTTCATCTCATAGAATGCATCCTTGATTGATTCTCTTGCCTTTGCAAGCTCCTCTTGGTTATTGCGGAGCTCAAGCAACTTGTGGAAATCCGTTCCAAAGTATAGGGGTCTGACTGGTTTCTTTTGCTTGAGTCGGAGCACATATCCAAGATAGTGCTTATATGGGCAAGACAAGTACGAGGCCACTCTGGAGTAGCTGATATGTATAGACACCTCAACACCTCCTTTCAATCTTGTCTTCGCTGGCTCTGTATTATGGGGCTTGCCACCCTCAGCTAAATCACTTCAGCTGGCTACATTAGCGAGGAGAGGAGGGTTAAACCTCCTCATAGTCCTCATCATCGTCATCATCAGTCTCGACCTCTTCCGGTTCTTCGACCTTTGCCTTCTTGGCAGGGGCTTTCTTCTTGGTGGTCTTGGCCGGAGCTTCCTCAGTGGTTTCCTCGGTCTTCTTCGTCTTTGACTTCTTGGTAACCGGCTTCTTCTTTTCCGGCTCCTTCTCCTCAGTGATGCGAGAGGCACAGCGCGGAGTCTTCGCATCGAGCTGCTTGCCGTCCTCACGAGAGAACTTGGTGGTGCGACCGTTCTTCTGGACCAGGGTGACAGACTTCTTGTCTGCATCACTGATGATGAATTCACCGAGATACATGCCGGTGAAAGCATACATGTGAACTGTTTCGCCCTTCTTGCGATTGATGAGATTTGCCATATGAAAATCCTCCTTTATTCTGTAGCCCTTATCGGGTTACCACATACTCAATTATACTCAAAATTTGCTCTTTGTAAAGACCTATTTGTAATTTCCTGCTGTATAATTTAAGATCAATGTGTACCCCACGGACCCCATCCTACATCAATATCCAGTGGAACTCTGAGCTTTACGCCAAAGTCATCGAGGACTTTTGGATGTAACATAACTCTCCTGATCACCATATCAACATAGGCTTGATCCTCTCCCCTGCACTCACCAATGATTGAATCATGAACGGTTGCTCCTATCCAAGCAACTCCTTTCAGTTCCTTATTTAATTGAGTCACAGCGGAGATCAATAGATCAGATCCGGAACCCTGAACTGGTGTGTTGATTGATCTTCTAGCAGCACTTGCTCTTTCCCACTTATTTTGTGAGTATATCATTGGGAGCTTTCTGAATCTTCCAAATAGATTGTACACACCACCCTGAGCATCACACAGCTCTTCTTGCTCCTTATGCCAAGGGAGTAGCCTGTAATACTTTGCGAAGAACAGTTCTCTAACTCGCTCAGCTTCTGCTTGTGTAAATGTTTGACCATAGCTATTCAGTGCATATGCAACGAATTTCTTTGCCATCATGCCGTATAAGAATCCGAAATTGACTGCTTTTGCCTTTCCTCGTTCTTCCTTTGTTGGCTCTCTTCCGCCAGTAAACAGCTTTGCAGTCTCGGTATGTATATCACCCTTCTCTTTGTAAATCCTTATCATTGTTGGATCATTTGCATAGTGAGCTGCGATTCTTAACTCCAACTGAGAATAGTCTGCTTCAAATAGGATTCTTCCAGGAGCCGCGCAGAACAATCCCCGTATGTCTTTTGTTCTTGGAACCTGCTGAAGATTTGGATTGCTTGAACTTGTTCTTCCAGATACAACATTTGTCAAGCTAAATGTCGCATGGATTCGGCTTTTATAAGCATCGTCACCCCATCTATTGAGAAACATTTTGTTTCTCGTTGCAGCATCTTTATATTGCATCAAGGTTTTCGGAAGCTCATATCCTTGCATTGACAGTTTCTTTAGAACAGCGGCCGAAGTTGATGGAGTGCCTTTTGGGGTTTTTTCAAACACAGGCATTTTTTCGACATCGTAGAATACATGAGCAACTTGTCCTGGACTTGCCCAATTTATGTTGTGTTTGTAGTTGAGCTCAGCTAGAAGCTTCTTCTCTTCATCTGCATACTTTTTCTTGACTGATTTAAGCATATTGAGATCTATGTATAACCCATTTCTCTCTATATCTCGATATGCTCTGTATGCAGGTCTTAGGAGCTCTTCATATACTTTCTGTTGTTGTTCTGTGACTCTTCTCTTGAAGAAACAAAACAAACTCCATGTGTATAGCACATCCTTCTTTAGATACGGAAGAATGTCGTCAGCTGCACCAGACAGCTTTTTCTTCTTTGAGATATCCCAGTCAGGAACACCAAGATATCTCTGTGCCATGGCTTTTAAGCCATGCTCAGCTGATAGATCATAGGCCGTTGCTATCAGCATAACATCCTCATGTATAGGCAGTCTGATCCCTGTATGATGCTCAATAAACAAAGTATCGAATTTTCCGTTCTGAAACACTGTGTGAACCTTTCTTTTCCTCATGTTTTCACACAGGTTGGAAAACTTTTGTCTACAGGAACTGTCAGACCAATTATAAACAAAGTATTTGCTGATCTCCTGCCCTATATCTTCTGCCAATCCAACACCAATAAAAGTGATCTCATCCTTATAGCGATTCAGCCCTGTTGTCTCTATGTCTATTGTTGCATACATTATGTCCACTCCTATGCAATTTCAATATAAAATGGCGGCAGGGATGGGATTTGAACCCATGGAGCACATATGCTCTTCGGATTTCAAAGCCGATGCATTAAACCACTCTGCCACCCTGCCGTATGGAGCTGGTGAAGGGAATCGAACCCGCAACCTGCTGATTACAAATCAGCTGCTCTGCCAATTGAGCTACACCAGCATAATATGGAGCAGTAGACGAGATTCGAACTCGCAACACCCTGCTTGGAAGGCAGGTGATCTACCATTGATCTACTACTGCATAAAGCACCTCTCAAAGATGCACAAAGGTGCGTTACTCCTTTGTGCAGGAACCTGAGGTGAAAAGGTTCTTATGTCAATAGGAAGGAACCCCTCAGCAGGAGGGTGGTGCGGATGATGGGAGTCGAACCCATACGCTAATGCAACAGATCCTAAATCTGCCGTGTCTGCCATTCCACCACATCCGCATAATCAGCCACAGAAAGCCTCAACACTATGGCTGATTTACTTACAATTCATGACAACCAAAGGTCCACATCTAGATACCTTTTGCTGCAGTATATTCTCGGACTAATGTCATTCCATTAGGGTGAGAGGGATGACCCCTAATGGAGTTACATAGCTGCATCCAAAGCACCAAATACACCTCCTTTCCATTACAATAATCGGAGTCCACATCAGTGTATTACGACTGCAATCGGCCGATTGCTGGCTGAGGCTGCTGGATTCGAACCAAGCAATATGGGGGTCAAAGTCCCATGTCATACCATTTAACGAAGCCCCAATATAAAATGGTCGGAATGGTGAGATTCGAACTCACGACCCCATGCTCCCAAAGCACGTGCGCTGCCATACTGCGCTACATCCCGATAAGACGATACTACTAAGAGTGCTTGAGATACTAGCTCTTTCACTAGGTCTGATGGATCTCGCACACAGCTAGGAAAGTCGCGACCTCTCTATATGACTAGCTTGCCATTAGTAGCATCGATGACCTGGGTGAATAGGTGTCTTTGCTGGCTTTCCACCAGCTTGGGGGTTTGGTGACTGCTCTGTTCCGTCCACCGAACTGTTTTACGCACACTTTCTCATCAGATTTATAATCTGAGCCGTATGCAACCTCACGGATTTGTTTCCACCCACTATTGCATGCAGACCTTTACCATATAGGAATTCGGGTCTTGCATGCTCATATTAGACACCTTTGCGTGGGAGGAGAGATTCGAACTCCCTACTCGTGAGCAATTCGTGCTTTGCCGTTAAGCTACTCCCACATGGTGGATCTTCAGGGGCTTGAACCCTGGACCAAGTGGTTATGAGCCACCTGCTCTGACCACTGAGCTAAAGATCCATTGATTGCTCGCTACAGACTAGAATACAGCCCTGTTTCATAGCCATGCTCTTACAGCCTCACGAGCTGAGGCAGGTACTATCACCAGCCTCGGCTTCTAAGAGTATTATACTCTAGATTCTTGACTTTGTAAAGGGGTTTTGCTGTATGGTTTATGCCCTTCCAAATCCTGCTCCAGACTTGCTGTGCTTATCGCATGTATCAAAAATATGAACATAGTCCGATTTGTGTGGGCACTTGCCAAGGGTACCTGTCACTGAGTATGCCCCATTGAAGTAGCTACAAGTCTGGCAACAACCAATAGAAAATGCACCAGTAAGAGCAAACTTGCTGTACAACTCCTCCAGAGTTTCCTTACACTGCTTGTATTTTATTCTGCAATTTGAGGAGAGAATCATACCTGCTTTTGGGTTTTGCTCAAGCTGACGATCCAACAGCTTGGCACAAACCAACAGTGTTGCCTCCAGCTCGCTCACTGTAGCTCTTTGGTGCTTGAGATTGAGACTATCTATCACAGCTCGAGAATCAGGCACAGTTGCTTGATGCCATTCTCATACTCAAGATTGGATCGTGCAGCAAATTTGATTTGGCTCTTGAAGAACTCGTACTCATGCCAATCATGCTTTCGTGCGTGCCTTGCCCTGTCAAGAATCTGTTGAACTGTTTCTGCCATAATTATTTCCCTTTCTTCTTGTATTGCTTTGTCGTGATGCCCAGCCAACAGGCTTCTCTCCGCTCATTCCTAATCTCTTTGAAGCCCAAGGATCTCATGTTGCGCATGAAGGAGTGCTTCTTGTGAGACTCTCTGCCAGCTCCAATGCAAAACTCAGTATATGCTTCATAAAGAGCTTGCTTTTGTATAATCTCACCCTCCCCCTTTACACATTTCTTAGAGATAAATGCATGAATGCTATCGGAGTCCTGACGGAGAGCTTCAACATATTTGTTGCTCGTTTGGGTTGTAGGAACTTCCTGTATAGGCAGCATTCGCAGTAGGTATGGAATTATCTCTTCGACACTGCCGTTGCTACACAAATCATTTACATACTCATTGTTCAGCTTCAACTCGTGATTCATAAAGAGTATGCGCATACGCTTGTAGAATGCATTGGACTTTTCTTCAAGCTGAAGAGGAAGCTGGTTGAACGAGAAAATCAGCTTTGCAAAGGGGACGAAGAAGAAAGGTTCTTTGCCTTTCTTTTCATGCATGATCTGATCACCACCAGTTATCTTCTTCAGATTCTCAATAGAAGAAAGAGGCAATGCACCATTATCACCACAAGAATTGAGCAATCTTCCGTACAGCTGAGCAGGGTAAAATCGCATAGACAGCTCATGCATGCTCAAGGCTGAGATGTTTTGGTGTCCTATCAGGGTCTCAATGAATCTCAACAGGACGGACTTGCCTGTGTTCGATTGACCGTATAGGATCATGAACGTCTTCAGGCCATGGCTGAGGGTCAAGCAATATGCCATATATGTCATGAGCATATCGATATCCTCTCTGCTGAGCAGAGTCTTCTTGAAGAATCCATAGAGCTTGGTCTCCTCGAAGGGCTTGTACAAGCCAACCTCATGAGGAATTTGTATGGTCTGAAGATACTTGCTATCATGAGGAAGGAGCTTTTGCTCTTCGATATCCCAGACACCGTTTCTGAAATTGATGTATCGTTCATCCCGGTTGATCTCTTCTGCTCGGCGCTGAAGTCTTGCATCATCGAGTATGAGTCGGAACACACCCATGATCGTTGCCTGATTGATGAATTGATCAAGCATGATCATATCCTTGATGGTGTTGCGAACATAGCTGCTTGCCTCAACATAGACACCTTCTCGGTATTGATAGCACTCTCCACCAAGGACGAATATGTCACCGCGGTTTACAAAGTAATCACAGATCGCTCGATCGTTCACACCATTGGGTGATCCCTTGGAGTTGTACAAGAGATATGGGTTTTCACCTTGCTGTTTGGCAGCATACTTGTGGGTGTTCTCGATGATTTTATCGAGCTCTTTGTCCTCCATAGGTTGAGAGAATACCAGCTCATTGATGATATGAGCCATCTCTTCTATTTGATCCATGTCGGCACCACGGTTCTTGTATGCCATCAGATGGGCGAACAGGGTGGAGTTGCGGCCATCACCCTCTTTGAGATTCAGGAGACTCTCCTTGCGACCAATCATTGGAGTGAATTCAATAGGCAGATCAGCTATCTCCCTACATTTGTTGAACGTTCTTCCCTCTGTGCCAAATGGTAGAATGACATACCCCTTGTTTGCGCAACGAAAATCACACCTTAGACCGCATGGAAGTACCATTCCAATGCGCTGAGGGAACTCTCGATCTGTCTTGAAGTATAGGTGTACACCATGAGGAGTTTTGGCCATGAGAGTCTTGAGCTTCATGCGCTTAATTACCTTCAGAGCCTCTTCCTTGCCCTCATCAATATCAACAATGATATATCCTGTTCTAACCCACCAGCCGATCTGGCCACCGGAGAACAGGTGGGATTCAGCCTGTTGCATAGATACAATCGCAGTATCAATACGCCTCTTGTCTATACACCTGACATAACTATCTTGCCCAAGCAATGCATCAAATTCCTGCAGTTTCATGACACTCACCAACACCTGTAGATGTAGCTGCTGCTCCCATCACACTGCTCACAAGTTGGTCTGTCACCATTGTTTGCACAGTTCTTGCAATGTGGCTGAGCCAAGCTATCACAGAACGCCTTTTCAGTCGTATCGGGCACTTCCCTGTCTACAGTTGTCTGCTCCATACTATTGCTTTTCTTGAGCCAGTTTTGTACACGCGCAACTTTGGCCTCGGCTCTAGCCTCAATAACACTATCAGACAGAGCAAAAATGGACTTGATATGATCGGTCACAACCAACACATCTGCCAGCTCATCAACAACCTTATCATACAAGGCTCCAACAGCGTCCTCCTCGCGCTCATATCGAATGAACTTACACAGGACACAAGCCAGTTCATTGAGCTCCTCAATGGCAACAGAGATTTGATTATTGCTGCCATAGATCAATCTTGCTTTGGCAAGAACACTCTTTGACTTTTCTGTCAGTTTCATAGACAACCACACCCCATTCCATGCTGCACATATTGCTCCACACCACAGACTTTATGTTTGATTTCCAAAGCGATTCCTCCTTATACTATTATGAATGATTATGTTTCTTCAACAGACTCTTTTGGTGTTTTGAGTTTGATAACATCAGGATACACAACATATCTCTTTCTCTTGCCATCAAAATAGAAATCAATTGCATAGGCAACAATTTCGGGAGTTGGTTTTCCTTTTGCTGCTCTAGAAGCAGCAGCTGTTCTCATCCTGACGAGCTTTTTCACCATGCCTTGTGCACAATTATACCCATCCTTTGCACCAGGAAGCTCAAGTGCGACCCTTTTGAACTTGGCTCCACACTCGCACTGAAAGAACCCATAGATCTTAACAGTCTTCTCATTGATTTCACTAGAACCATTTTTCACGCTGATGAGGGTTTTCCCACAGCTCTTGCACGGAGTCATGTAGACAGAATATCCATTCTCCAAAGACGCAAACAATTTCCCAGGGACAGAACCGCATTCAAGGGTCTTAAGACGCTTGCTCATACTGTTGTATCCTCTTCGTCCCAGTTATCAACTCTGGCAACGAATACACCACCAGACCTGAAAATCTCAAGAGTCTCGTCGCTAATCTCTTGCTTTCTGCCATACAAAACACGCTTGATTCCAGCAGCTACAATTGTTCTTGCACAGGCTTCACATGGATATCGGGTTACATAGATGGTGCAATTCCTCGTGCTGAAGCATGACTTTGCAACACGAGAGATAGCATCAACCTCGCTGTGTATAGCTCTGCAATCACTTGGGAGGCGGTGATCCTTGGAGGCCTCACCATACTTCTTGATTCTGAGACAGCCTTCGCTCTTGCATTTATCAGGGATGGCTCTGTTCGCTCCAGCGCCCAGAATTTTTCCCTCACGATCAACGATCACCGAACCAACAGACACCTTGGTGCAACCACTAAAATACCCAGCGAACGAATTCGCAGTATCGAGGCACCACAGATCAAATATACTGCCGTGAACGATCTTTCTTTCGTCTCCGGCTACTCCTTGTTCGGCATTTGTAGCAGCATTCTGGTACAATCCAATTCCTCCTTATCAATTCTTCTTTCTCTATGCAAAACACACGCTCGCAGTGAGCACATGTCTTCCATACACGTATAGGCTTGATCATCTAATCATACCCCATCATATCGCACTTTTGGTCTGCCTGTTCCATCGACGACTTTCATATACTTCGAGAATTCGCAGAAGCAATTCTCCAGAGACATCACATTCATACAGGCATCATGTGACTTGAGATCCATGAACAGCTCACTTGGATCCCAAGCATCTTTCTCAGGCCAATGACCTCTCCTCTCCAGTCCTCTCATCAGCCTGTCAAATCTATCCCTCAGCCAGAACAGACACTCCTCATAAGTCATCCCATCCCTGTCAAGGAACAACCTGTCCATGCCACATTTGCACCCTGGACCTGCAACCACAAATTCATTCTCCGAGAAAGGAAAGTCTTCTATATAGGTGAGATCCACAAATACTTGATAGGCAAGAAAATCAGCAAATCCACGCACAGACTTAATGACCTCGAAGCATCGTTCTTGATTCTTCGCTGCCAGAATCCGCTGGATCACCTTATCCCTGCCGAGCCACACTCCGACGTGAAATACCCTCAGCGGAATATCCGGCTCGGCAGGTGTCTTCTCAGAGTCATCTGGATCGAGTCTCTTCCAGCTTTGCTTTGTGCCTCCCTGATTGTAGGCACTAGAGAACCAGAGCCTCTCTGGGTCTGCCCGAGCTGTCTCTCTGTAGACAGCTCGGGCAGACTCCTTTGTGAGTGGGTCATAGATGACATATAGCTTCCATGGACCACCAAAGGTATCAAAGGTGTCCGCATTATTCCATGCCCTGAACAGAAAGGTGTTTGCGATTTTCTCTTCGAGGCTGAGCTTTGGGTTGGTGGAAATCCTTCGAATCAGCTCTCTAGACTGCCTGTCATGCTCCCTTCGAACGTTTGTGAACTTGTACTGCTGGAGTATAGGGTTCTCCGTCCAGGGCTTCTCGAGCTTGAGCACATCCTTCTTGACGTGAATCTTGTAACGCTCGATGATGAACTTCCTAAAATGTACAAGAGACACGGTGGAAATTGTTGGCTTTGCAGAAGCAATTCGCTCCCTGTCTACACCACAATATCTCGTGTCTCTCTGCTTGGTCTTCATGCCTCAATCCTCCACCCTTCGCCAGAAGCAATGTCCGCATAGTGTGCCTGGATGAGCTCATCCAAACGCCTCTTCCTGTCTACCTTTGACAGGAAGGGAGGAAATCCTCTGATACTTGCTCTGAGCTCTTTATCTGTCACACTTACAACATACACGTGCCTGCAAGATGGACAAGTGAAGTAGCTGGCAACAAGATCCTTCTTTCTTGCTTTTCGCAATAGGATCTCGAATGGCTCCTGGCAGAAGTCACATCTGCAGCTTGGGTTTGACATGAAATCCCTCCTTTCATCAGTTCTGGGCTCTATTATACCTCTAGAGCCCAGAAAAGTAAATGGTTAAATTTCAACCGATAAAGCCGAACTCCAGTACATCACTGTAATTGCGCATCATCTTGGGAGTTCCAGCAGGTTTCTTGCCCATGGCGGTTAAGCCACAGTTGCGGCCGATAGTCAGACGACGGTGTCCAAGAGGTGTGGCAAGGTCAACAATGAGCTTGCCATTCTTCAAGTCCTCGATTGCCATAGACTGTCTGAGCTCTTCTTCCGTGCAACCATCGTGATCGGCGATAGCCCTGAGAAGCTCAGAGATGAACTCCTTCTGGTTATTGTAGCGATTCTCGGCTCGCTTCTGTGCCGTCTTGGAGACCTCTGTGGACTCCTTATCCTCGGAGGTGGTAAAGTCTACCTCAACTTCCCTGTGTGCAGACCTGGAGGAATTTTGCTCAATGATTTCCTGAACAGAGGAGAGCTTATCGGCCGGAACGTCTACCAAGCCCTTCTCAGTGTAGACACAATAGTCTACAGCAGTGTTGCGTCCTCTGTAGTCCTTCTGCCCATACATGAACAGTTGACCAACCTGAGGATCAATGATGACCAGCTCCCCAGCTTCGCCGGACTTGGCGGTGTAGCGACCAACCTCAACGGAGAAGTCCGGCTTGGCGTCGGTGACAAGGGCAACCCAGGGACGGGAATAACGACGATGATTGTAGGCCTCGAAATCCTTAATCTTGACGATCATACTATGTACCTCCTAGCAATGTTGTATGTTTGAGAGAATTGGTGCCAGCTGCTTATGCCCAACTGGCGAAGTCAGTAATTGGAATAACCATAGCACATAACATCGGAGTAACTGGTCAGAGCAGCCTTGCCACCCTTCTTCTGGTTGTCATAGCTGTGAACGCCACCACGCTTGCCGATGAAGATCTGGCGATAGGTGCGGCATGTGTAAGCAGCCATCGTACCCTCATCGTTCTTCAGGCCAACAACGCTGTACACAGAGACAATCCCATTGTCATCCTTGACCTCGAAGGTCTTGAACTCATACCTAGAACCCTCGAGAGTGAAGTCCTTCTCATGGCTATCATGAAAATCGTAACGGATGATGTCCTTCTTGAGGATGTTGACCATCTTTTCCTGCCTGCTAGTCATTTTTTCTTTCTCCTTTCTTTTAACTGTATTCATTGTACTCCTGTTTGTACAGTTTGTAAAGAGGTTTTTGCAATTTTTCTACAATAAAATTACAAGAGAGCTTGGAGTCAGGCTCCAAGCTTCTCATTGCGCTCATTCAGAACGTTCTTGCCATCGGTTACACCAGCGAAATATGCTTGATGATCATACAACCTTTCGCGGTCGTTGCGCATGCCACCAGCATACTTCTTCGTGTGATGAAAACGATTGCTGAACTCATCCTTGACATCCTGCGGAACAACAATCATCAGAGCCTTGGACTGCTCAGCCAGCTTTGCCTTGAGACCCACGAGGAATCCCATTGCGTAGGAGTTAAACACATTCTTCGGATCACGCCCGTCCTTGCGAGCCTGACGAACTTCGCGATCACCGTTGCGCTTGGCAAACTTGTACGCGAATTCAAAGGCACTGGCACAGATATCAACGTCCTCAGAGCGACCGAGGAAGGCAACCTGACTGCCGTCCATGACTGGCTTGCAACGGAAGTTATCCCCAATGATGCAAGCGAGATGAGAGCGGAAGCCCTTGTCACCAGGGGTGCTACAGACAACAAACTTGTAAGTATGCGTCTCTTCAGTGTTACCCTCAACAGACACACCATACTCGGCCATGAGCTTCTGAGCTTTGAGCAGAGCGGCCTGAACTTCATGCTCATTGGTGTTCTGAGCCTTGTCGGCCAGGGCAAGCAGCTTCTTAATCTTATCGACGATCTTATCAGTGTTGGCGTTCATACTATATACCTCCTAAATTTGAGTTGGTTCCTATTGACACATACATTGTACTCCTTTCTGTTGCAAATGTAAAGAGGTTTTGTAAACTTTCTTGTAGAAAATTACAAAACCTCACTGTTCATTTTTGCCAATGCAATTTTGGACCTTTTGGTGGCTCGGTGTCCATCTTCGCCATATATGAACTGAACCCTCTAGTTCTATCCATTACAACAACTCTGTGCCCCTTCCTGACAGCATCGTTCACCTTTTGCATGAACTCGTGGATTGTTTTGCCATATATACAATAGATCATTTTTCTCTCCTCCTTCTTTTCTTATCCTGCTTGAGCAAATCACTGGTAGATGCTTGCATCTCATGATTGGACAGGGTATTGAACTTGAGATCCTCACTCTCCTTTGAAGACTTTTTCTGTTCAGTCACCTGACAATAGGTAATGGCAAAAAACAGACAGCATAGAGCAAAACAGATTGGGAGGCCAAATGCAATGGCCAAAAACAGTTCAATTGCTGACATCCAGAAACACTCCTTTTCTCAATTTGATGAATCTTTTTCTGGTCATAGCTCCACCTTCTCATTATACTTTCTTCCACTCTCGTTCCTACAACTGTAATAGAACTTGCAAGAGTCACACTCGCGCTCAATAAAAGGTGCTCCCCAAAGAAAGTGACCCCAGCAAGCAGGAGGAGCGAGTCTATTGGGGCAATGCTCCGGCATCTTCGCTATATTGTGAAATATAGGCAGCGTGAGCATGAAGTGATACATTGCCCAGCGCAAGTCTCTGGCAGCACAAGAGACAGCATTGTGCCCCTTGTGTATGCATCTGGCGCACTCAAATCTGATTACCTTTCTCATAGTTACTCCTTAATGTTAACAATTGCGTTAATCAGCACACATATTGTATCAACAATTTGCTTATACCCACAATCACTCCTCATGCAGTCGTAAACACAATTTCTGAACTTCTTAGAATCAAGTTCATCTACAGCATCTTTTGTGGATTCAGGCATTGCTACAGGTTGAGTTCTTCTCCTCCTACGACGAACAGTGGGAGGAGTGAAGAACTCCTCCGTGTCGTCAAGAGCAGGGATCAAATCGAGATCGATTACCCTCAAAACACCATTGTGATCATTGTAAACGAGAGACCCATTGTTGATGACATAGCAACTTGGATCATTTGCATTATCCTCGACAAATGCAAGGATACTGTCGTTGGACTTCATCCGACCAGATTTGCATCTATGCATGAGCATATTCATTCCCCCCTTCTTGTTGTTAGAAAAATAGTCCTTCAGGAACGGGTTCCTGATACATACGGAGCAAGCAACACCACAGTTGGAACATCTATTGCAGATCTTTATGGAGCGCTTTTCCTCCTGATTGTACTTATCGTTGAGAGCCCTGACCATGGCCTTGCCAACATAGCCAACCTCCCTTTTAATCGGTTTTGAAGTCTGGGTGTCTTTGGTGCTTCCGAGATAACGATAGACTGTGGAAACACTTACATCTAGCTGGATAGCGATTTCTCTTACAGACATCCCGCTATCCCTCATTGTATGAAGCTCGGAATAACTGATGTCCTGCTTCAAAGTTCTATATCCCATGCTGATTCCTCCCTATCTATTATGGATCATTGATCATAGTATAATGCTGTGATGTATATTTGTAAAGACCTATGACAAAACAATACAGAGAAGGAGCTCTCGTGAGCTCCAACCTATTAAAAGACCTCACATCCGATCATTTCATAAGGATGGATCCTGCCAAAGTTAAGGCATCCATCAGGATCGAGATCTACTTTGTGGAAGAGATAGGTGTCATCCTTGGGATCGTACTCGGAGTCAATAAAGAAATCTCCAGAGCTGCTGTAGATGACTGTTCCGACCTTGAGGTTGTGGAGCTCAGTTGTGATCTTCATTGTTGTTCCTCCTTTCGATTACGCTTCGACCCATTTCTTGCCAGGATT